AGAAAGAGAGATCCCGGATATATTTTAGTGCAGTTATTATTATGGGCATGCTTTTATCCGGTTATGCTGCTTGCCGTAATCTTAAAGAGGTTATCTGAAAAGAATCGTAATAATGAGTTAATAGCGAAAGGACTTCCTCCAAAGAGAGTAACGGAGTTTCCTTTGTTATACATGATTGTATGTGGTTTGATCTTTTTTTCGATTTTTTCAGGTTTTTTATTCACACCATCGGGTTATAGTTCAAATAGCTCTAATATAACAACAGAACCAACTGTTACCCCGGCTTCTGAATGGTATGAACAAGAGCCAATGGAATTCCGAGATACTTCTTTTACAGAAGAGGCATTAATTGACAGGATTGATGAGTTTGAGTATAGAATACCAAAATCATGGCGAGTTGTAGAAAAGGAAGGTACAAAGTATTATTATCCTTTTGGCAAAAATTCAAAGACATTTTTGGGCATAAGCGTTTGGATTAATCAGAAGGTAGATGAAAACTATTATGATGATTTATCAACAGAAGAATTTAAATATTTAATTAAGGCTGATTATAACAGTCTGGAAAAAGGTGGATCTATCAAAAATAGTAAGGCATATCCTTGTACGACGAAATATTTTAGGGGATTGTATGTTGATGGAAAAATAGTACTTGAGGAGACGAGCAAGCAGGGAACAATTTTATAAACAATGCTATATACACAGAATAAATATATTTACGTTTCTGCAATAATGGCTGATGACGAAAATAACATCACAATTGATGACTATTATGCAGTATTGAATAGTTTTGAGTTCGCTAATTGAAATTTCAGTAGCCTAAGAATCTCAAAACCAGCTTTTTAGCAAAGCACCATTTGCCGAAGAGATGAAAAGGATTCCTGTTGCCCAGGAAAGGCAACGGGAATCCTTTTTGGCGTTGATGGGATATAAGTCGTCGGCATGGAATAGTACTTTTGTGGTAAAATATTACAGGAAAAGTGACTATCAGCACAAATAGGGCAGAACTATGGCATACGGAAAACAATAGAATTATTTCTGATAAACGGAATTGATGACAGTACGGTAGCAGGAACGAAAACTGAGCATGTCTGACTTTGGCGGGTATATGGTGGAGTACACGGTAATTAGTTAGATTCCTATTACGATTGAGAAAAATGATCACAATATGATGTATAGATAGATAAAGTTATAGTATCAGTGTTTGATCCTCAATCTATAGAAATGAGAGTTGTTGGAATAAATGCGTTTTTATCTTGTAGAGCCGATGCAAAAAAATTGAGGGGGATTTTATGGCTAAAAGGGGAAGCAAGAAAAGGGATAGTTCTAATGGAATTGGAGCTATACTTTTGTTACTTGTCGGGGTTATATATCAAGCGGTGAAACGGGCAATAGGCTTTGTTTCTGATAATAAAGAAATCTTCATTATAATTGGAAGTAGTATAATAATAGCTACGGTTATCATTTTCATAATAAAATGGTACCTACATAAACAGCAAAGAGAATTATTAGCTGAAGTTAAGAAAAAGATTCGTATAGAATCCATAGATCTGCAATTGAAAGAATATGACGATCGAATAATCGTTAATAGTCGGCAAGCTTTTGATAATTATTCCGATTTATCATATTTTAGGGATAAGGATTCTCTTGAAAATGTAAGAAGGAAACTAGAAATAAGAAAACGGTATAAAAACAGTATAAATTCTTTTTTAAAAGATAATGATTATAAAGCAAGGCCACACTATGCTTTTATAGAAAAGCAACTAATAGACTATTTGCCGCTTACAGAGAACTATAGGGTGTTGATTGAATACACTTCTCCTGCTGGAAAAAGTCAAGCTGAAAAAATGCTCTCTATTACTACTTTACGAATTAATGAAATAGCATCACATCCAGAGTATTTAATGACAAAAGGAGAGTATAACAAGCTTCTTAAACAACAGTCTATAGAGGCATTGGATGAAAAGAAGCATATGTTTTTTGATAAGGTAAATGCAGTTATCGATTTTGCAGATAACTCAAAAGAGACACTGATAGCAAAGTCCTATGAAAAAAAGATTGACGATATAGAACAGAAGTTAAGAAAGGATGCCATATCTGGCATTCAAAAGGTCTCTAGAATCAATAGCTATGAGTGGAGTAGGCTCGAAGATATGATTTCTTCATATGAGAATCAAATACGAAGAATAGTCGAAGATGACAAAAAAATAGGTGAGTATTATGATTCGGAAGAGTTTGCAAAGATCAAAGAAACAAGTAGCTTAATAACACAATCTCAGAGAGAATTTAATGAGTATATCAATGAAAAAGCTCAATCAATAACACAATTGTTTGGAAAGAGAGTAGTTAGAGATGAGACCCAAAATAATGATGTATATAACTATATTAGACCGTATAAAAAAAGCATTACACCTTTTACTGCAGAGGTGTCGGCTGCTGTATTTGGGAGTGCTGAGAACGATCCCATTAAATACGTAGTTAAATATTTTTATCCTAATAAAAGCCAGTATAGACAACAGATTAATAGGCTGCGGGTGCTCATTGAAGAACTGGAAACATTGAAAGAAGCAAAACAAATTTTAGATAAATATAAGGAAGAATATAATCAATATGTACAGAACGTACCTGAGTATGTACTTGAAGCTGATGAGGATGGTTTTTATTCAAGGTTGGGATTGACGGTAATAGATGAGGCCGTTTTAAATTTTGAATATAGGTTTAATTATACAAGTAACGGAGGTCTGGTACAACGTTCCTTTCCTGTTGCTATGAGTGAAGAGAATATTATTCAGTTGATAAATCTCCTGGAATGCAAATTATCGTCAGAGGCATTTGCAAAAGAGCAAAGATCCTTGATGACAACTAAGCTTAGAACATACATTAAGGAACGCGACAATTATACATGTTGTGACTGTGGAAATTCAATATATAAAGAACCTAATCTATTACTTGAAATAGATCATATTAAACCTATTTCTATGGGAGGACTCACAAAGGAAGATAACTTGCAAACGTTATGTTGGAAGTGCAATCGAAAAAAAGGTTCAAAGGTTATTTCTGTATTATAAGTCAATATATGTCGTATTATTGCAAAAGGAGAACGCATATGTCCCCTGTCAAAGTGGTATTTCGTAAGAGACCTGAAAAGATTCATAATAGTATAATAATTTATGTCGTATGTGCAAATGATTCAAGAGAATACCCTGTTTTAAAAGAGGCCTATATTAGGGCGAAACATATCATGTCCTGTGAGCAAATTGCTTCAAATGGAGGCCAACCGCCATGGTGGTTTAATGTAGCGAAGGATCTTTTGAGTGATTTATATCGGGCGGATGAAATATTTGCGCAAGCAGAATCCATCATAATTTGCATTTTGAACTTACGTATAATGGAAAATGGAAGAATGAAACGTGCCTCCAAAATTGATATGATGAAAATTGCAGATGCAATGAATTGGATTCATCAGAATGAGCCGCCGTCCATAGATATAACTAGAAAGAAAGCTGAAATAAACCAAGCTGTTAAGCTGATAAAGACCAGAATATACAGTTTAGTCAGACCGAGGGAGTGATAATGCCTGTTTCAATTACAAAAATCGATATAGACATAGTACTTGCCGTAATTTCTTTTTTAAGCTGCGTGACTTCTGTCATAATGGCATCGATAACGGTGGCACATAGCAGAGAGGTAGAGTTTTATTCTCGGAAAGATAAGGTCCGAGAAATTAGAAATGATATCATGAATATTAGCAAGTCCAAGGATTATACAAGAGATTACGTAGATAATCTTGATCGTTTAACACATGATTATCTTGATGAATTGGATGATATATGTAAGCGCTTTTCAGAGAAAATGATACTCGATTCGGATATAAAGAATGATCTGATTTTTATCAAACAAAATCCGGATTTTTTTAGTGGAATATCTCATTCACCACATTTAAAAAAAGCACTGTCGAAAGTGAAATGAAAATGGCTGGAGAAAGGTCTCGGTGCAAAAAATCCGGATATAAGAATTTTGGACACTGAGTAACTGACAGAATCTGACAGTTTCAAAGAAAACAGACTGATCTTACCAATTAGCCAAAGATAAAATTGCATGGCATGCTCAATTTGTAGCGCTCATGAATTTTGAAAAAGATTTACTTCAGTTGATTAATAACGTGTAATGCGGTTAATGCCATAAAAAGCTGGAAGCATTAGCCATGCTGTTTTATAACATCGTGTTGGAGATAAGATATGACGAAGGAAAGAAACATCAAGCTTTATCAGGCTGCCTACCGGTATCTGGAACAAATCAAGCCCAAGGGAGTTCAGCTCGAAGACTACTTTTATGGTGATGACCGGGACTATACATCTTTGAAAGAGGTGTATATCCGCTTTATTTTTTCCGCACAAAACTATCAGAGGATGCCGAACGTTATAGCTTTCAATAGGCGGGAAACAGAAATATCTGAGATACTTCACGATTATGATTTGCATTATATTTCTGAGATGAAGGTCGAGGAGCTATATCATGCATTCCGTGAAAGATTCAAAGTGACCACGCCGGATAACAAGTACTGTAGCTGGTATAAATGGAGCTGCTCGGTTGTGGACTCGGCGAAATTTGTCAGTGGTTTTAAAGATGCTATAGATTTCGATGAGTTCGTCAAACGCTTTGATTATAATGCCATCTCAAGAATGGCATTGCCATTATTAATTCAATCACGAGTCCGGGGCATTGGCTTTGCACTCGCTTGCGATCTTTTGAAAGAACTGGGGTATACAAACTATCCCAAACCGGATATCCATATGATTGATGTTTTCCATGCCATTGACCTTTGCGAAAAAGATCCGATTTCTGCATTTGATGCAATCGAGAGAATGGCGGAAGACTGTAAAAGCGTTGATCCGGATATAACCCCTTATCGGGTTGATAAGGTTTTTTGGTTGATTTGCTCTGGAAATTATTATAATGAAAACCCGCCAATTCGGATCAAAGGGCATAAGAAAGAACTAATCGATTATCTGACAACGGTAGCCTGAATAGGGGCAGTGTACTGTTACGGAGAAAAGCAGAATTAAAGTGAAGGGCTGCCGTTTACCGGCAGCCTTCAATATATTTTAAACGATGCGCGTGTTTACCGCGGAAACATTGGTCGAAAAAACGCCACGATTTTTATTTTATCTTGTGCATTAAAAAGCCAACTGCTATCATATTATATGTATGAAACTGAAAAGAATTCGACGATATAATATGGGCATTGTAATCGTCTGAAATAAAACATGGAAAGCTCTTGCCGGTATCGATTATGAGAACCCAGCATAGAACATTCAACAAGGAAACAAGAAAATGAAAAAGAGACCCTACAGCGCCGGTGCTGTTAAACATTCTTTCTGGTTCATGGAATTCCGCAAGGTCACATTTCTTCGAGCGGAAGGGAAATCCTGGGAAGAAATAAAGAAACTAAATGAAAGTGAAAACATATTTGGTGCGCCGACAACACAGCGTGCTACTCAGATTTGGAACACTGTATCGGGAAGAATGAAGTGTCTGGATGATAGTTTTTATTCCGTATTTCAATCATGTGATGTGGCAGCGCAGAAGCTCTTTGCATTAGTTGCAACTATGGAATATGACACTCTTTTCTCTGAATTCATTTATGAAGTAGTTCGAGAGAAGATGATCATCGGAAGCAATGAGCTTACTGACAGTGATATACGCATTTTCTTTAAGAACAAGCAGGAGCAGAGTGATAAGATCGCGGGCTGGACGGATGCTACCATAAAGCGCCTAGGCGCCTGCTATAAGACCATGCTTTTTGAAGCCGGCTTAACCGACAAAGGGAAGGATGTACATCACATCATAAAACCGATCCTTGATTTGGAGATGGAGCGCTGGCTCATTGAACACACTCTTGAATACTATATTCATGCACTGACTGGAATCAGGTGATATTTCCGAAGTTGGGGTATGGATTATACATTAACACAGCTAAAGTGATGCTTAAGGAGTATGACTGTTGTTGATGCATTTTCAAGTCTTGTGATAAGTAGAAAACACAAAGATATGCAATACTCGGTTGGTTAAGTAGATACAATATAATCGGAAGTGTTTCGCGAACCCGATAATCGAAATGCGGCCGATAAATCGGCCATTTATCGGGAATTTCTTGTGGAACTTCCGATAAGTTATATTACATGAAATGGAGCAGGGATAATGTCTGGCATTACCGAAAGACTTGATGCAATGGAAGCTGCAATCAGAAAACCGTCATTCAGGCAGAGCAGCGGCAGGGCGAATGAGGTGAATTATTGGGTATTCGATTATGCACCGGAGAAAGAGCTGGAAGTCCGTGAGCGGATCGAATACATGAAAAGGAAGAACAGAAAAGGCGTTGATGGATTTGAACTGGTCGTGTTCGACCTTTATGATATCATCATGGATTACCTTGAGAAGGAGGATTTTCTTGAGCAGTGCTACCGCTTCGAGAAAAGGCGGGGAATAGGACGCATCACGAAAGCTGTCAGCAACTCCATGAAGATAAATGATGATGACAGCCTGATTGTTCAATACATAAAGGATAACACGCCGGAGAATTCTGTAGTATTTCTGACCGGCATAGGGAAATGCTACCCTATCCTCCGGTCCCATAAGGTGCTCAACAACCTGCACCAGGCATTTGTCAGATCCCCGGTGGTGATGTTCTTTCCGGGCACATATAACGAGCAGGAACTGATCCTGTTCAATGAGATAAAAGACGATAACTATTACAGGGCATTTCGACTGGTTAAATGAGGGAGGTAGAAAGATGCTTGTAAAAGACATGTTTGAGAAGAAGATAGACCGAGACATTCAGGGTGTCATCATCGTCGGACAGGGAGAGGATACCAACGTACGACAGGAACTGGAAGAGTATGTCGTGACACGTGAACTGCAGAAACATTTTGCTGATTTCTTTTCGGCATACAAGAAGGGAATCCTCGGCACAACACCGAAAATGGGTGTATGGATCTCCGGTTTCTTTGGAAGCGGTAAATCCCACTTCCTGAAGATCCTGTCCTATCTTCTGGAGAATAAACAGGTCGATAACAGACATGCCCTTGATTTCTTTGTAGAGGACCAGAAAATAATGGATCCTATGGTGCTGGCAGATATGAGACTGGCAGCAGAGACGCCGACAGATGTTGTTCTTTTCAATATCGATTCCAAGAGTGATACCGGCAGTAAGCAGAACAAGGATGCCATCGTCAATGTTTTCCTGCGCGTCTTTAATGAAATGCAGGGATTCTGTGGATCGATCCCTCAGCTGGCAGATCTGGAGCAGCAGCTGACCGAGGTCGGGCGCATGGATGAGTTCAAAGAGGCATTTGAGGATGAGTATGGAAAGCCCTGGATCGAGAACCGCCACAAATTCGACTTTATTCAGGACACCGTAGTCGATGTCCTGGTCGACATGGATTTCATGAGCGAACCGGCAGCAAGGAACTGGTGCGAGAAAGCGTCTGAGCCGTACCAGATCAGTATAGAGGATTTTGCCAGAAGGGTGAGAGCCTATATTGATGGGAAAGGGAATAACCATCATGTAGTTTTCCTTGTAGACGAGATCGGCCAGTATATCGGTGAGGACAGCAAGCTCATGCTGAACCTCCAGACCGTCACGGAGGAACTGGGGAAGGAATGCAAGGGCAAAGCCTGGGTCATTGTGACCAGCCAGCAGGATATAGATTCTGTTACCAAGGTCAAAGGAAACGATTTCTCCAAGATACAGGGGCGTTTTGATACAAGGCTGTCCCTGTCATCGGCCAATGTAGATGCTGTCATCAAGAAGAGGATCCTGGATAAGAAAGACACAGCTGCGCAGACACTTAGGCTGCTTTATGGCCAAAAAGCTACTATTATTAAGAACCTTATCGTATTCAATGATGGGGTTGAGAAGAAACTGTATGCAAATGCAGAAGACTTTTCGGAAGTATATCCTTTCGTTCCATATCAGTTCAACCTTCTTGCAAGTGTGTTGACATCGATCCGCACCCACGGCGCATCAGGCAAGCATTTGTCAGAAGGTGAACGTTCTATGCTTGCACTATTTAAGGAATCTGCCGCTTATCTGAAAGATGAGGAGATAGGCGTGCTCGTACCGTTCCACCTGTTCTATGATGCCCTTGAGAACTTCCTGGACCACAGCCACCGGGGAGTTATTATCCGCGCCTATGACAATACCAAGATCAATCCGGAACATAAAGTATCCAACGTATTTGCCATTAACGTCCTGAAGACCCTGTTTATGATCAAATATATCCTTGAGGTCGAGGCAAACATTGAAAATATCACGTCTCTCATGATCAGCAGCATTGATGATGACCGCATTGAGCTTAAAGGCAGGGTGGAAGATGCCCTGAGAGTTCTTGAACAGCAGATGCTTGTACAGAAGAATGGCAGCATTTATGTGTTCCTGACCGATGAGGAACAGGAGATCAACCGCGAGATAAACAATCAGAATGTTGAAATGTCGGAAGTGATCAACAAAGTATCGGAAATGATTTTCGAAGATATATTTACGGACAAGCGATACCGGTATCCGGTTTTTAACGGCAGATATTCTTTCGGTTTTAACCAGGCTGTAGATGACCGTCCTTATAAATCCAACCAGAACTATGATATCGGTCTCCGTATCCTGACCCCCTGGTATGAAGGAGGATGTGATGACGCAACGCTCCGCATGATGTCAGGCCAGGGGCGGGAAGTCATTGTAATGCTGCCGAATGATGCAGCCTTTCTTGATGAGATCCGCGTCTATCTGAAAATTGAGAAATATCTGCGTCTCAACACATCCTCACAGTTGACCAAGTATGAGACGATCAAGGAAGCAAAACGGGTAGAGATGCGGGACCGGAACAATAATGCAAAGCTTTATCTGACGGAGAGCCTGAAAGAGTCTGTTATTTATGTCAATGCTGATATTATAAAGACGAAGGCTAAAGAAGTTAACGGACGTATGAATGAGGCGATTGGGAGACTTATGCAGACAGTCTACCATAAGCTTTCCTATATAGATACAGCATTCAGCGAAGCCGATATCAGAAAAATGTTCCGCACTTCGAATCAGATCACCCTTGATCTCAAAGGTGGAACGGAAGCAAATGCGCATGCGCTTGACGATGTACTCTCCTTTATTGCCGGAAACAGCCGGATACATATGAAGACCTCCATGAAGACGCTGATGGACCGATTCATGAAAGCTCCATATGGTTTCATAGAGGATGATGTTGAATGGCTCGTCGCCAGGTTATTCAAACGGGGAGACCTGGCATTTACGGTAAATGGTGCCAGCGTAAGCCAGGTCAATAAGACGGATGAAGAGCTGATCAGTTTTATTACCAAAAAGGCATATGTGAACAGCCTTCTGATAGAAGTAAAAGTTGGTCCTTCGCCTAAAGATAAGAAAGCAGTCAAAGACGTGATGAAGGAGGTCTTTGGAGTCGGTTCGGTCTCTGACGCAGACGAGACGATCATGATGAATTTCCAACGTTATGCGCAGAACACGATCAATGACATCCTGAGATTAGAGCCTCAATATATAGGTTACGCTTATCCGGGAAGGAATGTTCTGGAATCCGGAAAGAAGCTTATGGGAGCGGTTATACAGATCCAGTCTACGCTCGAATTCTTCCAGCACGTATCCAAAAAGCGGGATACATTCTTTGATTTTGCGGAAGATTACGAACCGGTCAAGTCTTTCTTCGGAAGTGAACAGAAGGAGATCTTTAAACGGACATTGGAGATGCTGGCGATCTATGATGACAGTAAGACCTACATCGTAGACCGCGAATTGGAAGAAATTGTAAGGCAGATGCGTTCCATTACCAAGCAGGACAGGCCATATAGCAATATCCCGAAGCTTCCGGCTTTGCGGGACGAATTCATGACGTCCTATGCGAAAGTGTTGGACAAGGAGGAGAAGCCGGTCCTTGATGCGATAGACAAGTCCAGACAACGGGTCATCGAAGTTCTTGACACAAAGGAATACGCTGATGAGTACAGGCAGCGTTACAATAACCAGTTTGCAGAGATCAGAGATGGTGCTGAGCACTGTAATAACGTATCTTCGCTGCGAAGCTTTGCGGATAAGGCCGAGGCATTAAAGATCCGTCTATTGAATGAGATGGACTATAGGGATGCACAGCTTGCAAAAGCCAAAGCTGAAGAAGCGAGACGAGCAGCAGAAGAAGCGGCAAAAAGAGCGAAGGAACTGGGAAAGACTGTCGATGTAGTCGCTGATCCACCGGTCAAATATAAAGTTAAGAAGACAAAGAATGTCACGATCAGGAATATGACGCATACATCTTCCTGGAGACTGGAAAGTGCCGAGGACGTAGAAAATGTTTTGGATACACTCCGCAGATCTCTCCTTGCAGAGCTGGATGAGAATGATATCGTGAATGTGGAGTTTTAACAGATAGAGAAGGGAAGACATAGTTATGAATAAGACTGCCATAAAGAACTTCGCCATCTGGGCAAGAAACAAACTGATTGCTGATATCAGCTATCGTGCTGGACTTATGGGTATCACTAAAGATGGAATCCATGCTGCGCTTCCGCAGTCTACTGGTCAGACGGAGTTTTATGATATAGGAACAGCAGAACCATATGCAATTTCGGGAGAGGCAATCCGCCAGAGAGGGCCTCTGGTGGATCTGATCCAGAGAAAAGAAAAAGATACTGATTATAAGACGGCATATAAGTATATCATCGAGGAGGTTGCCTACACTTGGTTCAACCGCCTGATTGCTGTGCGCTTTATGGAGGTCAATGATTACTTGCCGAGCCATATTCGTGTTCTTTCTTCCGAGACCGGAAAGATTGAGCCGGATCTGGTCACGACGCCTTTTGATGCCGAACTGGAATTCACTAATGCTGAGCAGCAGGCGATAATCGAATTGAAGAATGCAAATAAGCTGGATGAAGTATTCCGCATACTTTTCATCAAACAGTGCAATGCACTTAATGAGATCCTTCCTGCACTTTTTGAGAAAACCAATGATTATACAGAACTTTTATTAAATCTGTCTGTAATTGATCAGGACGGTGTGATCTATCATCTGGTACATGATATTCCAGAAGAAGACTTTGATGTTGAACGAGGTGGTCAGGTAGAGATTATTGGTTGGTTGTACCAATACTATAACACAGAGCCGAAGAATGAGGCTTTTGCAAAAAAGGGAAAGATTACTAAGGAAGAGGTTCCTGCCGTCACGCAGCTTTTCACTCCGGACTGGATCGTGCGGTATATGGTGGAAAACAGTCTTGGCCGTCTGTGGGTCGAAGGACATCCCAATGATGATTTGGAGTCTGGATGGAAATACTATCTGGCAGAGGCGGAACAGGAAACGGAAGTAGAAGCACAGCTTGCAGAAATACGGGCAGAGTATGCGAAGCTTAATCCGGAAGATATCAAGGTAATCGATGCTAATTGCTCGGTTTTGATACAAGAATACGAAAGCGAAACAAGGCTGAATGTGGCTTAATTAAAGGGCTTTCCGAGCGGAGGGTTCTTTTTTTTATGCTCAGAATTCGGAGCAGATGATGAGTTTTGGTACGGCAGTGCGAAGGCGCTGCCAGAGGGGTGTTCATACTCACACACGATAAAAAATGTGTCAGTATCAATCGTTAAAATGTAGGGCATAGAAAATTCAGAAAACCTTCCCTTGCCCTTCATCTAAAATGAGCATATACTCATAGTTAATCCTCTCCGAGTTTTCGGAGGGGTGTCTTTATCTTATTTCGACCGGAGAGAGTTCCGGCGTCTCGTGCCGTCCGGCATAACCTTTACCACATAACTTTTAAATCTATGAAGCGGAGGACAATGAATGGCAAAACTGGTATCCAAGAGAACAACGACAACTGTAACTGAAGAGGTGGAGTTAATTCCGGCAGTACCCGGGGAGATGAAAGGTCATCGTTTCATGAAAGTAGGTGGTTATGGCACCTACCGCGGGGCTGATGGAAAGGATGTAGGCAAACCGCAGATAAACCTGAACGCCAAGTGGCTGGCGGAAGCAGGGTTTGATGTAGGTGAGCAGATAGACGTGGAAGTTCATGAGAATGAACTGGTAATCAGAAAACTGTGTGTGCAGGCATAATGAAAGCGGCGCCAGGGTGATCAGTCCTGACGCCGCCGTTTTGTTTATTCAGGCTGTTCCTGTCCGTTGTTAGCCTGTTCAGGTGCAGTTGTCGAAGGTGCGAGAGTGATGCTGCTCTCGCCCTTCTTCATCTCGGCTTTGTACTTGTTGTTGACGACATAGTGGCCACCGACCAGCAAGACGATGCCACCGACACCGGCGATAACCGGTCCGTTTTCACTTTTCATCAAATCACAGATTGCCTCAAATTTGCTCATTAGCCATTCTCCTTCTTAAACTGTTTGCCGATTTTCTTTGCCTCACTGATGTAGAAGTACACGTTCCGCTTGGTGTCGTGCAGCCGTTCCGCGATCTCATCAACCGACAGTTCATAGTATTCCTTCAGCACGATAGCTGCGAGATACTTGGGGTTTCTGGCGTTGATGACTTTGCAGACGGAGTCCAGTTCGCTCATCACCTCAAGATAGTGAAAGTCGGAATCCTGCCGCACTTCTTCGTATCCGCTGTCGATGAGTGTTTCCCAGGACAGGTTGTTTGCCAGATGCTTGTCCCGGTACTCCGGGAACGGGCATTCCGAGCAACGGTTGCACTCCGGACATAAGATGGTCGGCTTCAGCTTGCCGGGAATCTGGCAGCGTCTCTTCCGGTAATCGTCACGATGTCGGGTTCGAAGATCGCTCAGCAGGCTTTTGTAGCAGCCTTCATCTGACGGGGTCAGATGGACGATGACCTTTTCATTTCCGATGCGCCACGTCCGGCACTGTGCCCAGGTGATTCCGAGCGTTGCAAGCTGTCCTTCGTGCTCGATCTCAATCGGTGCCGCGAACACTTCCACGCCACGCGCTTCAAGATCAGCGAGTGTCTTTGCCTCTTCGGGGGTGAGGCAGTCCCATACGATTTCTTTTGCCATTAGATTTTCTCCTCTCGGCTGATCCGAAACGGAAAAAATCTCTGGCTGCCAGTATTCTGTTCATGGTCACCCTCCGCGGATTTCTCCGTTTCAGAGGTGACCAGCAGTTCGTGATGCTGGCGTCCTCGGTTTATATGTTCGCCTTCACCTTGGCCTCGAACCCCACCCGGCCCGTCGACTGACTGAGCGGCGCCTTGGTTCCGGCAGGCAGTTTAATCATGCCCAGGATGGTAAGGAATACATATCTGCAGTTGCCATTTTGGAATTCACATCCGCAGATTTGCTTTTCACAAGTGCGGTAGAAAAATTCATAAATGTGTGTTATAATTTAAAATTGCGGCTATATATGCAAGATCAACTATCCCACACGGCTATTCTGCCGAACCTGCATCATTCTTCCTCAGAACGACCCCTCATTTAAGAAGGTAGCTCCAGTATAGGAAATCGCATTGGTAGAGAATGATGGTGCAGGATTGCCTTGGACAGGCTTGGGTAGGAAAGGATAGAAAATGACTTTTTCAGAGTTTGTACAAAGGCTCTCATCTGTTATCAGAGCCGGGAGCAGTACTTCAGCCTTTACTCGTTCAATCGTTGAAGCAATTCTCTCCGAGGAAGGCCAGGATATTCTTGATGAATATAAAGAGAGCAGTTTCAAAGGGTTTTACAATGGGAATACTGCTGTCACCCGGCTGGCAAAGAAGATAAACGCCTATATTGAACCAATGAACTTTTCGGCTTATATTGATCAGTTTCCAGAGGCTGTGATTCAGAATCTCTGCGATCAGTTTTCTGATGTTTTACCAGACATTAATCTCTACAATGCGGGTGAACTGCTCTCTGAATTGTTCGTCTCTATTCTTACGGAGGCAGCTAGCGCAAAGAAAAAAGGCACCCCGAAGGGTGCGGAAACTGAGGATATTAATTTGGAGGGGCCGGTTGCTCTCATTACTGGCAAAGCTGACGTTGCCCCAGATTTATCAGTATATAAAGACGGTGTCCTCTACTTGAATGAGATTCCTGGTGATGAAGAGGAAGTACCAGATCCCTTTGACGAATATCTGAAAAAATCAGTTGATTATTATTCTCTGAAAAAGACATTGTTAAATCCGGAGAGACCCAGGAGTTTTTATGACATATATGTCTGCAATGATTTGAAGTATCACAAGTGGCGTATGAGCGGAGCGCGTGATACGAAACCTGAGATTACAATTAGCGAAGGAACAGTACAAAGGCTTGAGGAAGAATCAAAATATATCGTCATAGAGGGCACTGGTGGTATTGGAAAATCTATGCTGCTGACGCATCTGTTCCTGTCATCTGCGAATGAATATTATGAAATAGGTGAACTGCCGATTTTTATTCCGCTGAAGGATTATCGGGACGATACCGCCAGTATAGTGGAGTTCGTTTGGCAGACTATAACAGCATTCGATGCAAATATCACACTTAAACAGGTGATTGACGCACTTGAAGAGAAAAGTCTTATTCTGCTGATGGATGGACTCGATGAAATACAGTCATCTTTGAGAGACAGTTTTCATACGGATTTAGAAGCGTTCATCAAGTCATATCCTGGGAACACGGTGTTTATTACATCACGGCCGGTCTATTCTTTTGTTTCTTTTACGCGGTTTTCACTGTTTGATCTCCAACCTTTAACAAAAGATCAAGCTCTGACACTTATTAATAAACTTGAGTTCTGGGATGAAAAGGCAAAACAGGACTTCATCAAGGCTTTGAATCGGAGTCTATTCTGGACGCATTATGAATTTGCAAGTAATCCTCTGCTCCTGACCATCATGCTGATGACCTACTCTTCTTTTGGTGAGGTTCCGGCTAAAATGCATGTGTTTTATTCAAAAGCATATGAAACAATGGCTCGGCTTCACGATGCAACAAAGGGATCGTTTAAGAGGCCGCTTAATACAAAACTGACTCCAGAAGAATTTGCAAGACATTTTGCACAGTTCTGTGCCAGAACTTACATAGCTGAGGAATATGATTTTGACGATCGTACTTTTTCATCGTACATGGAGAAGGTTCTGAAAGGGACAGAAGCAAAGGAAAAAGGTGTTACAGCCAGAGACTTTTTGCTGGATCTTACTGATAACCTGTGCATCATGTATAAGGAAGGAAGCAAGTATTATTTCATTCACCGCTCCTTCCAGGAGTATTTTGCTGCAGTATTTTTTGCTTCTGATTACGATGCAAAGCTGAAGAAAGTCGGGAATTTCTTTGAAAAGCAACAGCATCGTTCATTTTCGGACAGGACTTTCGGAATGCTGTATGACATGATCCCGGAAAAAGTTGAGCGATATATATTCCTGCCATTCCTTGAGGAACGGTTTTCCGATTGGCGCAAGAATGGTGAAGCGGAGGAATACTGGGAGTTCCTGGACAATCAGTATCCAGCTTTATATGTTGAGAACGGCAATACTGGAGACGGTTACATAAACGATCCTCAATCCTTCTTGTATAAGACAATTATTCGAGAAAAGAAACTTGAATCATATACTAATTTTGATAAGCTTCCATGGCCGGAACAGTTAATGGAATTGCCAAGAAAAAACTGGGTCACCGTGTACCGGGCATTTATGGATGCGGAAGCATACGAGCGAAACCCTGATCCAGAGACAATCGATGAAGCAGATTTGGAAGAAAAGGAAGTCATAGGGCAGGATGAAGTCTATTATCGTTACGCCGATTACTTTGGAGAGCCGGAAGTTGAAGGTTATACGATAGAGATTGAAATCTACGAATTGAGAAAAAACCCGGCAAGACACGCAGCACTTCGCCATTTTATGGAAAACGATGATTTTCCGCTTGTGGAGGAATACCACAATGTAAAGCAGTTCTATGCCGAATTAAAGGCTAGGACAGATAAAGAAGATGAATCAGACGACCTGTTTGACGATTGAGGAGGGAGAAAGGAAAGACACTATGAGAATTAGTTATAACAAGCTGTGGAAATTGCTGATAGACAAAGGTATGAACAAACGTGATTTGAAAGCCGCTTCTGGTGTGAGTTCTGCTTCAATCGCCAAACTGGGAAAATGCGAAAACATTACTACGGATGTTCTGCTGAAGATCTGCGAGTCGCTGAATGTTCATCTGGATGACATCATGGAAACAATAGATGATGAGTGAGGAGCCGGAATTATGTGGGAAAAGAATATCACATCTCAAAGCGAGGGGACATACAGAAGTCTGAACGGTGCGGCAGACGAGAATATCTTTATTGGAAAAGCTACGAAAGCAGGTTTCTTTCTGTTTTTTAAAGCGTGGCGTGACATGCCCTATGATGCTGTCCTCGATCATGAAGGAATTCTATTTCGGGTGGAAGTAAAAGGTGCATCGGCAGATAAAAAAGGGAAAACACAATTCAACGTTACCCGCGGAGGCCGTTCTGGAGCACAAATCAATAAAAATGCTCCGTCAAGGACACGGCTTATCGAGAGGTCGGATTGCGATTTTGTTGTCGGTGTGAGCAGTGATAATGGCGACTGCTACATTATTCCTACGGATTTTATTGAAATAGTGGGAAGACAGAATCTTACAACAAAGACAGTAGCTGCCTTCAAAGAGCAATGGAAACTGTTTACTTTTGGGGCAGGCCGCTTGACGGGAGAGGATACCCGGGACGGACTGAGAAATAAGACAATCACGGAACTTAGGACTATCGGAAGCGGGCTGGGGGTCTCCATTCCGACAACGGATTACCAGGTTCCGGGGACGCGCCTGAAGGTTACATCCGAAGAAGAAAAATGGATTCTTCTGATTTGGGAAAAACTGTGTTCATAGGAGAAAGGAAAAGAAATGAAAATTCTTTATTCAGATATTCTTCCTCTTTCACTGGAAGGGGATCAGCATACAATTATCGACTGTTTCCATGAACAGGCTAAGAAGGCCGACCATATTGAAATTGCCGTCGGATATATTTCAAAGGCTGCTCTGGATGAATTGGCAGAAATAGTAGAGAAGAATGGGATTTCTCATGTGACGCTTACTATTGGCATGTATTTCATTGAAGGGATGCCGGAAAATTCTTATCATACCGCTGTTAAGTTGAATCAGAAATGGAAAGAAAGTGGAATTGGTGAGATCCGGCTTGTCCGGGCATTTAAATACCATGGTAAGCTGTATTGTTTTATGAAAGACGGTACTGCGTTTTCCGCTATTATTGGTTCAGCAAATATGGGGGTTATAAAACCTGATGCATCGAACCGGAGGCAATATGAAATTGCTTCTATTACAGAGGAATCTTCCGAATGCGCAGAGTTGCTTTCGTTCATAGAAAGACTGAAAGAGCCGCGATGCTCTGCCAATATTGCTGAAATTACGGGTATGACACTCATACGGGAACAGAACGTTTCCCTGGATGGGGTTGATACTGTTACACAGGTGACGCCGGCAGGAGTAAAATTATACTACCAGCACAAGACAAACACATCGTTTACGCTTCCAATAAAGGTTCCTACATTCGAAGAACGGTTTATGGATGATGGGAAGCACTTCACAAAATCGAATATAAATGTGTGCTATGCTGCCCCGAGAAGTAAACGTAAATCCCGAGATTGGTATGAAGTTCAGATGACCGTTGCTAAAGAGATTACGCGTTTGGACGGATACCCTGAGAAAAATGCACCGTTCTTTGTTGTAACCGATGACGGATACTGGTTTAAGGCCCATACAACGAGTGATGGCAACAAACAGTTCAGCGCAGTAGGTGATGAACTGATTATGGGGAGATGGATAAAAGGACGTCTTGCTGCGGCAGGACTGGTTGATCCTGTCAACGATAGTCAGAAGGATACGGAGCGCCTGGGTATGATTACAAAAGAGATGCTTGATGCTTATGGATGTAATGCGGTTGTTTTCACTAAGACCGATCAGAAGGCACTTGATGATGACGGAACTATGCTTGACGTATGGACTTTGTCATTTGAAACTGTCAACGTGTAAACAGGAGGCTCTCAAATGAAATATTTAGAAACATACCTTAACAAAATAATCAGCCGGGGAAATGCTCAGCTGGCTGAATCCATCAGTAGGACTGCCGAAGAGGTGGGCAACGCTCATATAAAGAATTTTTCATTTGTAAGCCACGAGATAGGTCTGCTCTTTGGAAACGTTCAGTCAGGAAAAACAGGGCAGATGTTTGGTATCTTATGCAAAGCCGCGGATCTGGGTTTTCCTGCATTTGTAATCCTTACGACCGATACGGTTGTTCTTCAGCAACAGACCTTGGATCGTGTGAGAAGCGACTTGGAAGGATTCTGCATTTGCGGAGAAAATGACTCCGGTCTTTTTATTGAGAATTGCCTCAGAGATCCAGTTATCGTTGTCCTAAAGAAGAATCAGAAAATGCTGAGACTGTGGGCAAACGTCTTCAGTACGACAGGATTTATGAAAGGAAACCCTCTGTTTATTATCGATGACGAGGCTGATGCGGCTTCTCTGAATACCTTGGTTAATAAGAAACGTCAGTCCACGATAAACAAGCACCTGGACACAATCAAGAACGGTGCTTCCAGTAGTCTTTACCTTCAGGTGACAGGAACACCGCAGGCCATTCTCCTGCAGACGAAGATATCGGGATGGCATCCTCTGTTTACCCATTATTTCAAACCAGGGAAAGGTTACCTTGGCGGAGACTTCTTCTTCCCAAAGGCGGGCAATCCTGAATGTGTTACCTATATTGACGGACTTAAAACCCCAGAGCGAGATGTGGTACTTCGTCATCTTCTTGTTTCTGCTCAAATGCTTTCCTCAGGAGAAGCCGTAAGCAACTGTTTGATTCATCCAAGTGCGAGGCAGGCTGCTCACCAGAGTTTTGCTGATAAGATTTCGAAGGAACTGAACTGGTGCGCTGAAAACCTCATGGGCGACTTTTCATCTGAGCTGAAGAAAATGTATACTCTTTTGAATCCAACAAAGAGTGAGAAAAAGCCATTCTCTGAACTCTTAGCCTATGCGCAGCAGATGATTAAAAACAAGGATGTAAAGGTTATTGTCATGAACGGCAAAACAGATGTCGAGAGTGATGAATATGAAACGGGATGTAATTTTATTGTTGGCGGAAATACCCTGGGACGCGGCGTGACCTTCCCGCGCCTGCAGACTTTGTATTACACCAGAACTGCGAAGAAGCCGCAAGCGGACACAATGTGGCAGCACAGCCGGATGTTTGGTTATGACCGTGATCCGGGAATGATGATGGTGTATATTGATGAAAGGCTGTATAAGCTGTTTGCAGATATAAATGCCACGAACAATGCTATTATTTCTCAGGTAGAACAGGGCATCGATGACGTTAAGATCTATTATCCTGAAGGACTAAATCCGACCAGGAAAAATGTTCTTGATACGGATCATGTGGAGGCTATCTCTGGCGGGACAAATTATTATCCCTTCTATCCTGATAACAAAACCATCGAGGATATTTCGGAACTGCTCAAACCGTTTTCTGAGGAAGAGCCATACTATCAGGTCAGCCTGCGGATTATGAAAGAAATATTGGGACACATAGTTCCCAGCCCGGATTTTAAGCTGACTTCTTTTGTATCAATCATAGATACCATGTTGGCCGAGGCACCGGCAACGCAGGGAATTCTTATTGTGCGAAGAGGCAGAGATGTTGCCCAGGGAACCGGTGCTTTGCTGTCCCCGAATGATTGGCAGCTTGGCGGTTCATTTCCTCGAAAAGTAGTTCTTACCATGTATCAGGTAACCGGTACAAAGGGATGGGGCGGCAGACAGCTGTGGGTTCCTAATATTAAACTTCCAGATGGAGCTATTTATTATGATGTGATCGAGGATTGACATGGCTGATAATCATTCGAAAGAAGTCAGAAGCATGAACATGTCCCATATCAGGAGTACAAATACGAAACCAGAAGAAAAGGTGAGAAAATACCTTTTTTCCAAGGGACTTCGTTACAGAAAAAATGTTCGTTCGCTCCCGGGATGCCCGGACATCGTACTGCCAAAATACAAAACAGTCGTATTTGTGAATGGGTGTTTTTGGCATCAGCATGACTGCGGAAGATTTGTATGGCCGTCTTCAAACGAGGAATACTGGAGAAAGAAAATTACCAGAAATGTTGAACGGGACAACGAAAACTATAATATGCTCAGCTCTGACGGCTGGAGAGTCCTTGTTATATGGGAATGTGAACTGAAGAAAAAAGTCGCTGAAGAGAATCTCCAACGACTGTATGAAGATATTGTTGGATAAAACAACCGAGGTGCTCATCAGTGTTTAACTGTAAGCACCTCGGTATTTTATTCTTCGTTGATGTTTGCATCTATTGCTTCATAAGGTATACCTGCAAAAGTTCGAAGTATTGCCTCATAAATAATCTGAGCGCCTCTGCATGGGACAGCCATGCCAATTTGTTTTCTTACAGATTCTTTTTTGCCAACAAATACAAAATCATCAGGGAAAGTCTGGAGACGAGCGCGTTCCCTGTTGGTGAGGGCACGTGGATCCTCCCAATGGTAAATATGAGTACCACCGCCGCCGCTTCCTGTTACTGTATAAGAGGGTTTGTCGGGGTCAAGGCGTTTGTAGATCTGGCTGATCTTAGCGCCCTTGACATTAAGCTGTAGCTCTTCCGGGAGGTCAGCTGTAAAGGCATTTTGCCCTGGAAGTATATGGTTAAGCCGTTGAACTACTTGTTCGCTTTGCCTTGTCAGTTCATTGTTTGCTGCATCTGCTGGTATCGGGGGAACTTCAATTGCTGTTCGGCACGAATTATCGATATCTGCATATGGTGCCGGACTTGGTATTCTAAATTCAAAGGGCATATCATTTCGAATGCCAACGATGATAATTCTGTGGCGGGCCTGAGGAATACCATACTCTTCGAATTTGTAAAGATTAGGGTAAATGCGATATCCGCAGGAAACCATATCTTCCTTGATTTTCTCAAAGGCATTTCCTTCATTTGCGCTTTGAAGACCACCTACATTCTCTGCGAGAAACCATAAAGGTTGGTAGCGCCTAAGGACCTTAATTCCATAGGTGTAAAGAGGACCATAGGTTCCTTCAAATCCTTTTTGTTCCCCAACAACCGAGAAATCGTTGCAGGGGAAGCCAAATGAGAAGGCGTCGATATCTCCAAGTTTGTTGATGTCGAGCGTATGAACATCTTCACAATAAACACTGTTTCGATTATTGGGACAGATGTTGTTTCTATATGTTTCGCAGGTATCCGCATCAAAGTCATTTGCCCACTGATGTACAATCCGATAATTAGGATTCTCTATCACAGCATGAGATGCGCCCCAAGCAAGACCGCCCGGTCCGCAGAACAGTTCACCCATATGAAACTCTGTGGTTTCAGCGAGTCTTCTTGCATTCTGGGCCACTCGAACATCAATCATGTTTTGAATAAACTCGATATCTTCGGCACTGAGTCGATCCAGACCTTTGATCCTGAGAATGGGATTGATGTCGTGTTCGTTGATATATCCAGCTTTTAGCATCAGCTCAAATGGATGGAAGTGCAGAGCACGTGCTATTTTGCATAAGGTAGTCCAGTTCGGATTCTTTCGTTGCCCTGATTCAATCTTCAGAATTTCGCTGTCGCTGACGCCACATGCCTCGCCCAATTTTTTCAGGGACATATTTAAGGACTCACGACGATCCTTGATAAATTCACCGACATTATTTGAATTAGCCATAGTTTGTCACCTCGAAAGCATTATAGCACTGCCGCTGCTTTTTGTCAATTAGAAACGGTCAAAACGCTGCCAAAAAGCAGCGACATTTAATGCTTAATCTTTCTTGTAGAATCCGCACTCATACCCATCAGCCCGCAGGAGCAGACCCGGTATCCAGGGAGGCGTCTCCCCCATCTGGTCGCAGACTGCCTGCAGGGACATATCTTTCCTGACTTCGATGATCAGTTCATCATGAACATGACCGCAGATGAAGCAGTGGGACAGCGTCCGCATTGCAAAGGCAAGGATGTCACGGCTGACAGCCTGCACGATGTTCTCCACGAATTTTGGGCCGTAGCTTTCTATCCGGCTCCATTTCTTCTGTGCGTCCACACCCATGTAGGTGACGGACTCACCACCGAATCTGTTCACACCGAGCCGGGGTTTTACATAGGCAAGCATCCTGCCGGAGGGCAGCGTGATGAACAGCATACCGCTCCGTACGGTGAACTGGACGCTTCCTATCTTCTGGGGAATCTTCCGGCGGATGGCAGTCTTGACCGCATTGTCGACCGCCCACCAGTAAGCCGTGATGTTCGGATTGGATTCCCGCCACATGTCCACAAGCGGTTGCAGCTCGTCCTCGGACAATCCCATCTCGATGGCACCCATCGCCTTGAGCGCGCCGACAGATCCGCCGTAGCCGAGGGCCAGTTCAGCAATCTTGCCTTTCTGACGGAGGTTGGCGTTCTGGCCGTGTTTCTCAACCGGGACGTGGAACATCTGGCTTGCGGAAGCGCAGTAGATGTCGCCGCCCGTGCGGAAAACTTCGGCACGCCATTCTTCCCCGGCAAGGTGTGACAGCACCCGGGCTTCGATGGCACTGAAGTCACTGACGATGAACTTGTACCCGGGGCGCGGAACAAAAGCGGTGCGGATCAGTTCCGACAGAACGCCCGGGACTGAGTCATACAGCATATCGAGCATCTCATAATCTCCCTGTTTTACCAGTTCCCTTGCCTGTTCCAGATCCTCCATATGGTTCTGGGGCAGGTTCTGCAACTGAATCAATCTGCCGGCCCACCGCCCGGAACGGTTGGCTCCGTAGAACTGGAACATCCCGTGGCAGCGGCCATCCCCGCAGACTGCGTTACGCATGGCTTCATACTTGCGGACGCTGCTTTTGGCAAGCTGGAGCCGGAGGGACAGCACCTCTGCCAGGTCATCAGGAGCGGTCTTTATCATGGCCGCGACTTCCTTCTTTCCCAGGCTTTCCGTCTCCATGCCGTTCTCGGCAAGATACTCCTTCATCTGTGCCACCGAGTTCGGGTTTTCAAGCCCGGTCTTTTCCTGCATTTTTGCCGTCAGGCTGTCCTTTGAGAGAGCATCGATCCGGAGGGCTTCCGAAACCATGTCCTGATCGATCATGATGCCCCGGTCGTTGATTTCCTGGTCGAGGTGGTATTCATCCCACACGAAATCCGGCACAGGGTAGTTGCGGAGCCGTTCCTGGATCTGCATCTCGACCTGGACGTCCCGCTCGTTGTATCTTTTGAACAGTTCCCACTTGTCAGGGGCATGCTCCGGGAGGTTCCAGGTGCGTCCTCCGTTGCTCTTTGTAGGCTTGCATGGGGTGCAGAAGAAGCGGATCAGGTCTTTGCCTTCCTTCATTTTCTGTTCTTCAAATCCGAGAGCTGCACCAACCTTCTCCAGGGAAAGAGGAAGCCCGTTATAAGCAGCCCAGATCATCGTGCACCTCCAGGATGCCGGATCGAGGTAAGCGGATGCCGGGTCTTCCGGGACACTGTAGCCACGGAAATACCGGGGATAGTTCCTTCTCAGCCACACAGAGAGACACACCCGCTCGAATGCGGCGTTATAGGCCCACTTGGTGATTGTATCATCAGAGAGGGCGGCAATGATTTCTTCCGGGACTGCATCCCCGCAGGCAAGGTCATATACAGTAACGGGACCGCTGTTCACGGACACGCCGAACAGCAGTATCCCGAAGTCCGGAGACTCCGCATATTTATAGGCACCACACTTGGTGATGTCGACGCTTGATTTCGTCTCAAGGTCCAAAGACAGGCTTTTAATATTCATATTGGTTTCCTTTCAAAAAGGCGGCGGGTGCTGTTCCACCTGCCGCCTCAAACTGTTTTTATTCAGTTTCTGCTGCTTCAGCTTCCTCCTGCGGAGCGTCCTTCCCGCGGAGTTTCTTCCGCACCCATTTCACCAGGCTGACCGCCAGGTATCCGATGAACCAGAGATCCATCGTGATGATCATGATGAAAGCGCACATGACCACGGTTTCTTTCATATACTCGTACATTGTCATTTACCTCGTTTCAGTCAGGGCGGCAGGCGGGATGCCCGCCGCCCGCGTTGTCATTTATCCCAGGAAATCCTCATCGTCGTCATCGTCCAGGTCTGCGAAGTCATCCTCGGCACGGCTGTGTCCGCCGAGCGGGGTTCCGTCCGCCAGTTTCTGGATGTTGTTTAGGCCGCATGCGATGCCGCGGTTGCCGTTGCTGTTGAAGGCGTAGAAGTTGATGGATGCCCTGCCGATGATCCCGGAGTACAGTTCGCTGCTGTCCAGGATGGGATTGCGGTCGGCGTCGACCACTCCCGGCTTGGTGGTGCTGTTGGCATTCACGAACCAGGAGTTGGCGTAAGCCTCGTCACCCTTGCGGTCCTTGTCACCGTCACGGAGAGGGGTCTTAAGGTCAGCGAGGTCGGGGATGAACTTGCTCGTACCTTTCAGCTTGCTCTGGCCTTCCTCGTAGGCTGCCTGGATGGCAGCGCGGATCTTCGCTACGGTCACGGTGTCGGACTTCGGGATGATCAGCGAAACGCTGTACTTCGGTGTGCCGCCGCCCAGTGGGACTTTCGGCTCGTTGACGTTCAGATAGGACATGACAGTGTTCTTGCCGGTGATAACCTTTGTAGGATTCTTGACTGCGTTACTCATAATCGTATTCCTCCATAAAATCATTAGCCGCTGCGTTAAACTCCGGACGTTTGTCTGTATTTGGAGCAAGAACGGGTTTCCCCTGGGGCTTCACAACCAGGCCCCGCAGCAATTCCTCGAATCTCTTTTTGCCTAACTGTCTGGTCATGGCTGTGATGCCCAGCAGCTTCTTTTCATAAGGATCGTATCCGGCGTCCGATACGATCTGCGCGACCGCCGCCTCGTCTGTGTACCTGCGGTTGCTCCGGCCTTCGACCAGTTTGTACCCCGGGTACCTGACCCCAGAGAGCGCCTGGTTCAGTGCGTAGGCTTTGATGTCCTCCGCCCAGGAAACCAGTGTGTCTATCTGCGGCAGGATCGCCGCGATCTCGGTCTCGTCCAGGGTGGGCGCGTCAGCGAAGTCGTACTGCGCGAGTTCCATAGCGTATTCAGCTCGTTTCCGGCAGCTTGCCTTTACCTTGCAGAACTGGCAGTGGTCCCCCGCGTGGAATTCGCCGCCGCCCTCATACGCGAGTTTGGCAATCGGGGCGAGGACTTCGTCCGCCCACTTCAGCAGCTCATCCTTCGTCAGTTCAAAGGTGTCCACGTTCTCACGGCGGGGCTGAAAGATGGAAAGGCGGATGCGGCGGATGTCGTACAGGTCTCCGAAGGTATCGACCGCGCCGAGGGCATAGCACTTCAGCTGACTGTTGTCGGTGGCTTCGACCAGAACGCCCACACCGAATTTGAAATCGATGATGTGCAGCAGGTCATCCGCCACGATCACGGCATCACCGGTGCCGAAACCATGCTCGACCCATTTGGAGAAGTCCAAGGTCTGCTCGACACAGACCAGGGGGTCTTTGCACAGCTTCTTTGCCTCGGCCACCTGTTCCATGACGAAGGCAGCGTAGCTTTCGGCGGCTTCCTGCATCTCGGCATCGTAGTACGTCAGGTCTTCGACCGGGTCCCTGCACGGCATCCCCAGGGCCTTCTCCAGAAGGTACTGGCAGAGTTCGTGCGCGTCCGTGCCCTGCTGGGCATAGGGGCTTCCCCGGTCTTCCTCCTGGGCGCATAGCTTTGCGCTCGGTGGACAGGCGAGCCACCTGTGGCTGGCTGACGCGGAGAGGTATGCGTGTTTAGGCATTTCCGATCACCTCCGCCTCCGCCACAACGGCGGCGAGTTCCTCCGGGTCCGTGATCTCGGAAAGCTGCCTTACGCCGTGGGCGGTCAGGATCGCCTTTACCTCGGCACGGTACCCCGTCCTGGACTTCTCGGCGAGGATGCCCCTGACTTCCTCAAGCGTCCACACCTTCGCGGGTGCTTCCGTCTCTGGAGCCTTTACGGGTTCCTCCTTCGGGATGTCCTGTTTCTTTGCCGGGGCCTCGGAGCCTTCCAGTGCGGACACGATCTCGTCAATGTCAGCGGAGAGCTTCTTCAGCCCGTCAATGAGAACTGTGATATCTTTCTTTTTCATTGAGGTTTGCCTCCTTTCTTTTGTTCTCGGTTTCCTACGCCCAGAAGCGGGTCAGTTTTACAGTGCGATTTGCATTTTTTTTCTGACCGCTCCTTTGCGTTCACCTTCCTACGCCCAAAAGTCCGCGGGTTTTACAGTCAGCTTTGAAAAAAATCAGCCGGGTCGTTTTCCTTCTTAAAAAAGGAAGCGATCCGGCTTTTTTCATTTTCTACTGTAAAAACGGCGCTGTTCTGGGCGTAGGAAGGCAGAACGATGAAAGGAGACGCTTTCCTATGAACAACAGGGACTCACCAATTGTATATGTCTGCTCCCCGTATTCCGGGGACGTGGAGAAGAACACGGAGATGGCAAAGCGGTACTGCCGGTACGCCATCGGACAGGGAGTTATTCCGCTTGCGCCGCATCTGTATCTGCCGGCGTTCATATCGGAAGAAACGGAACGGGAGCTGGCGGTCAGCATTGACCTTAAGTTCCTGGAGATGTGCCGGGAACTGTGGGTGTTCGGGGACAGGATCAGCAGCGGGATGAAAAAGGAAATCGAATACGCCGGGAAACTTGGAATCCCGGTGAGATATATCAGGGAGGAAATCAATGTACGCGATAAATGAAGAAGTCAAAAAGATCAATGGTGAACTTGTCGAGACCTTTGAGCGTGAGGTCGCCGACGGTAGCACGGTCCTCCGGGTGGAAGCCGGGACGACCGGATACAAAGGCGGTGGCAGGAATACCGGAAGCCGCTCTTATCTGTGCATCGACTGCCTGTGCGGTGACTTCCATTTCAGTGAGGTCACTGATGAAGACGGGGTTGCCGTGGGCGTGCAGATCGCATGCTGTGGTGATGACGGGCTGAACGCCCTGATGAAGGCGCTGGAGTTTGCGTCCCAGGCCATGAACGACCAGAGGTGTGAAGTTGACGACTGACAAAAAACAGGCAGACCTGCCGATGTGCGGGTCTGCCTTGCGGAGTTTGGAGGATACCATATGAACCTTATTATTTACGCCTCAGATGTTGTTGGCGTCAAAACCAACTGTGTATATCCGCACCGCTTTGAAGCCGGTAATGCCGAGGCTCTTCGTAAAGCGGTGTGCAAAGATCATGTGTGCGCGGAATACCGGAACAACTACCGCGGGAACGAGAACTTCATTATTTCCAACTGTGTGGTGATGGACGTGGATAATGACCACTCCGATGATCCGGCTGAGTGGATAACGCCTGAGAGCCTTGCGCAGGAGTACGAAGGCATCCGGTTTGCCATAGCATTCAGCAGGCACCACATGAAAACGAAGGAGGGCAAAGGACCGCGGCCCCGTTTCCATATTTATTTTGAAACCGAGCCGATCACGGATGCCCAGGAGTACGGCGATCTTAAGACGGCGCTCCAGGCAATGTACCCGTTTTACGATGACAATGCCCTGGACGCGGGACGCTTTATCTACGGAAATAAAGTGGAGAAAGTGTTCTGGCACGACGGGGACAAGACCATCGAGTCAGTCATGCGCGGGGATGAAACGGAAGCGGTAATCCCGGAGGGAAACCGTAACCGGACTATGTTCCAGTGGGCAGTACGCTCCATGAAACGCTATGGGAACACAGAAGAATCCAAAGAGCGATTTTACCTGGAAGCGGAAAAGTGCATTCCTCCACTGGAAGAGAGTGAACTTCAAACCATCTGGCGCAGCGCCGGGAAATACTACGAGAGGATTAGAAAGCAGCCCGGATATGTCAGCCCGGAAGAATACAACGGAGAAGCACCGCCCAAATGGGAGGAGCCGATCCCGTTTGGAAGATATGACCTGGAGCCGTTTCCCGTGGATGCCCTTCCACACGATATTGGTGAGTACGTGAAGGCAATTGCGGAAAGTACACAGACTCCTGTTGACATGGCCGGAACTGCGGCGCTCACGCTGATCTCTGTCTGCATACAGGGAAAGTATGTCATCCAGGGGAAAGCTGACTGGATCGAGCCGCTGAATACGTTCTCCAATATCATCGCAAGTCCGTCAGAAAGAAAATCAGCGGTGCTCCATGCCACAGCAAGTCCGCTTGATAACTACGAGGTGCAGTACAACTTGCGGAATGCGGCCGCTGTCGAAGCCAGCAAGATGCGGAAACGTGTCCTGGAACGCAGGCAGAGGGCGGTCGAGGAGCAGGTGGCGAAGGGAAAGGCGGAGCCGGGAGAACTGGACCAGATCGCGCAGGAAATTGCTGACTTCGAAGAGGAGAAACCGCTCCATCTGTATGTGGACGATATCACCACCGAGAAGCTGGTATCCGTCATGGCATCCAACCGCGGCAGGGCTGCGCTCATCTCCAGTGAGGGCGGAATCTTTGATACCCTCGCCGGGATTTATACGAAAAACGTGAACATCGATGTCATGCTGAAAGGCTACTCCGGGGATACCATCCGGGTCGACCGTATCGGACGGGAAAGTGAGAGCATCATGAATCCTTCACTGACCATCCTGCTGATGACGCAGCCGAAGGTGATCTCTGATGTCCTGAGCAACACCACATTCCGCGGGCGCGGTCTTACCGCCAGGTTTCTTTATTGCCTGCCAACATCTTCTGTAGGTGTCCGCAGGTTCCAAAGCGCCCCTGTGCCTGATGATGTCTATCAGCGGTACGAGCAGAAAATGGTCAATATGCTCGAAGACGAATATCCGCCGAGGCCGGAGGTCATAACCCTCTCCCCTGAAGCATCGGAACTGCTGACTGCTTTCGCGGAAGAGATCGAACCAAAGCTGAAGACCGATTATGCGGAGATTGCTGACTGGGTGGGAAAGCTGGTAGGCAATACACTGCGGATGGCCGGACTTTTATGCAGGGCGGATGTTTACCGCGCGCCGGAATTCCTGACCGAGAATGAGCACCTTGTTGTCAGCGGAAGCACGATGGCAAACGCCATACTTCTTGGCAGGTATTATCTCAGCCATGCCCTGGCGGTCTTTGATGTGGTTCCGGAAGCAACAATGCATAAACACGCTGAAAGGATACTCCAGATGATCAGGGAGAAAAACCTGCCGGAGTTCGACCGCAGGACGGCGATGAGATTCTGCCGCACCTTTAAGACGGTGGCAGAGATTCAGCCTGTCCTGGACTTCCTGGATGATTACGGATACATCTACCGCAAGCCGGATAAAACTTTCACCGGGGGCAGGCCGCCTCTTCCGAAGTACAGCGTCAATCCCGCGGTTTTGTCCCAATCGTCACAGGCAGAAACAACAGCGTGACGGCAAAAACCGCTTGAAAACAGTGGCTTTCCGACTTTTGTCACATTGTCACACTCCCCTTAAATAAAGGCAAAAAAGATTATTTCTTTCTTTCTTTGTATTTATGTATATCCCCTTATAGGAGTCGGGACAAAAGGACAAAAGCCGGAACATCCGATAAACAGGAGGTTTCTGATGAACACAGATAAGAAAAGTGCCTCGGACAGGAAGGACAAAATCCATTATGCCCGGTGCATCAGTCAGTTAAAGAAATGGGGCGCGCCACTGGACGGTTGGAAATGCGTTGACGTGATTGATGTCCGTGAGGATGACCGGGACGCGCCGTTAAGCGAATGCGAACTGTGTGGCTGTACTAACGTCCGCTATGAGCATGTCATGGACCATGACCTTTACTTCGAGAAGGTCACGGTCGGATGCATCTGTGCCGGCATTATGGAGGACAGCATCCTGAAAGCACAGGAGCGGGAACGATTGATGAGGAACCGGTCCAAACGCAGAAGGACTTTCCTGCAGCACACGTGGAAACAGGAACGGTGGAATATGTGGCACCGCACTTACAGAAAAAAGAGCCTGTTGATCTGGAAAACAGACAGCGGGTACCTTGTCCGTGCCGGAAACAGGATGGCAAAAACATACAAGGGAAAACCCATCCGGGATTTTTACTCTGCCATCTATGCGGCATTTGATATTGCAGATCCTGTGGAGGAGATCTTATGAGAGAGAAACAGATTGAAGCGAAACTCGTAAAGGATGTGAAAGCGGTGGGCGGCATCTGCCCCAAGCTGGTATCTCCCGGTATGGACGGGATGCCTGACCGTATGGTGCTGCTTCCGGGATGCCGGATCGGTTTTGTCGAGGTCAAGGCGCCCGGAAAGGAGCCGCGCCCCCTTCAGACGAACAGGCACAGGATGCTGCGGAAACTGGGCTTCCCGGTCTTTATCCTGGACGATCCGGAGCAGATCCCCATAATCATTGAGGAGGTGGCGGCATGGCGCACGTGATACAGCTGACGGACGGGAGCACCCACACAATCTTCGGCGAGAGGGACATCATCTCTCTGGTGGATGAGTACCTGGGATATGAAGCCCGGACGGAACTTGAGGAACTGCTGTCGGAACATGACCCGGATGCGGACTATATCGATGAGCTGGAATCGGAACTGAAAAGCGCGAAGGATCACCACAGGGAGGTGATGGAGCAGCTGCGGACACAGTCTGAAACCATCGCCGGGCTGATCAGGGAGAAGGACATCGACCGGAAGGCGCTGTCCAAAGCCGCCGGAGTCATCGGTTCCATAACCTGGAGGGAACTGAGTGTACGATGAAAATTATAAGAAACTGGCAAACGCCATCATCCTGCAGGCGGTGAAGGATTTCAGGCCGGCATATCGCAGGCTGAAGAGGTTTCCGAATGACGCGGCGGCACAGTCCACGGTCAGGGAAATCACGAAGTTCTTCTGTTCGGATTACTTCGCCGCCCTGACCGACCTGGACGGCCCGGCGCTGCTTCAGCGGATCATGCGGGAGATGGATGAGAAAGGGATCAAATGACAATGAAACGACAGGATTTGCATGAATACCAGAATTACTGCGTCCGCTTCCTGATGGAGCACACGGAAGCGATGCTGATACTTGAGATGGGTCTCGGGAAAAGCTGCATCAGCCTTACCGCCATCCTTGACCTTATGTTTGACAGCTTCGAGGTGTCGAAGGTACTGGTCATAGCACCTTTGCGGGTAGCAAAGACTGTATGGCCGGAGGAGAAAGACACCTGGGAGCACGCCAGGTTCCTTCGGATGAGCGTGATGGTCGGGACGGCAAAGCAGCGCGAAGCGGCTCTGCGGACCCCCGCCGATGTATATGTCATCAACCGTGAAAACGTGAAGTGGCTGACGGATTACCTGGAGAAACGCCATATCCCCTGGCCGTTCGATATGGTGGTGATCGATGAACTTTCATCCTTCAAGAACCATAACAGCCAGAGGTGGAAAGCCCTGCGGAAGGTCCGTCCGAAGATAAAGCGCATGGTCGGCCTGACCGGGACTCCGGCGTCCAACGGGCTGCTTGACCTCTGGGCGGAAACCTACCTCATCGATAACGGGCAGCGGCTTGGGCGGTTCATCGGCAGGTACCGCGACGCCTACTTCAAGGCGGCAGGCATGAATCCGTACACAGGGGTCGTGTACAACTACGTGCCTCTCCCGGGAGCGGAGGAGAAAATCTACAGCCGGATATCCGACATTTCCGTTTCCATGAAAGCCCTGGACTACCTGGACATGCCGGAGTTCATCCCCGTCATCCACAGGGTGGATATGGAGCCGGACGAGCGGACACTGTATGAGGAGATGAAGAAGGAACTGCTGGTCAGTGTGGACGGTGAAGAGATTGATGCCGCCAACGCGGCCGTCCTTTCCGGGAAACTCCTGCAGATGGCGAATGGCGCAATATACACAGACGACCGGGAAGTCGTGCCGATCCACAGCCAGAAGCTGCTGATGCTGGAAGACCTCATCGAGCAGGCAAACGGCCAGAACGTGCTTGTGGCATATTGGTATCAGCATGACCACAGCCGTATCATGGAGCACCTGGCGGCAAAGGGATATACACCGAGGGACATCAGAACGGACGCTGACATCGCTGACTGGAACGCCGGGAAGATACAGGTCGGCTTGATTTCCCCGGCGAGTGCCGGACACGGGCTGAACATCCAAAGGGGCGGACACATCCTGATCTGGTTCTCCATGATCTGGTCCCTTGAGATGTATCAGCAGACCAACGCCCGCCTGTGGCGTCAGGGTCAGAAAGAAGTGGTGACTGCCCATCACATCGTCTGCCAGGATACCGTTGACGAGGATGTCCTGAAAGCCCTGGAGCATAAGGACACCACGCAGCAGAATCTCATCGCCGCTGTGAAGGCGCACCTGACAAACTGAGTCAATCTAATGGCAATCCGGGAAATACAAATCATATTTTCGGAGGTAGAAGCCATGAGCATTATGTGGAAGTATCTGGACAAGCGGTCCGCGACCATTGCGGCGATCAAGGACTACGAGAGCATGCAGTTCATCATAAAGCACACTGATGATGAGATCCGTGCCGAGCGGGACAAGATGTCCGCCGTCCGCAGTCCCGGATGGGACGGGATGCCGCACGCCCACAATCCGAACGCGCAGGAGGAACGCATCCTGAACGGCATCGAGGAGATCGACATCCTGAAAGAACGGTACCGCCAGGCCATGGAATACATGGACTGGTTCAAGCCTGCCTGGGATCAGCTGACCGAAGATGAGAAGTACGTTCTTGAAACCTTCTACGGCGATGCCAACAGCTACGGTTCCAATGCCGTCTATTACATCGCAGAGTATTTCAAGATTGAGCAGACATCCGCCTATAAGCGGAAGAACCGTGCCCTTGACCGTTTGACCGTGCTGCTGTTCGGAAGGCAGTAATGTCCAAAATCGCGTGAGATGCATATTGCGGAAACTGATATGCTTATATCGTGAAAAACCGCGCGGAGCCCCGGAGGATCGTCCTTCCGGGGCTTTCGCCATGAAAGGACGGAAAATATGAGAATTCTTACATGCGAACAGGTGTCGGACGGTCACCCGGATAAAATCTGCGACCAGATCGCGGATGCCGTTGTCACCGACTGCCTGCGGCACGCCCCCGAATCCCGTGTCGCCATTGAGTGCCTTCTGAAGAACGACCAGCTGATCATCGCGGGGGAACTGACCAGCACCCATGAGCCGGACTACCGGAAACTGGTGTATGAGGTCTTTGAGCGCATTGGACGTGGGCGCCTGGGCTATCCCGCCGACCTTGATATCGGAATCCTGGTGAAAAAGCAGTCCCCCGACATCGCGCTTGGCGTGGATAAGGGAGGAGCCGGCGACCAGGGCATCATGTACGGCTATGCCACCAATGAAACCCCGGAACTGCTGCCGATCCCCTTTGTGGTGGCGACAAAGTTCCTGCAAATACTTAAAAACCATCCGAGCCGGATGTTCCGTGCTGATGCCAAGGCACAGGTCTCCTATGATTACGATACGGGCCGGATCACGGTATTCCTCTGCAGCGTACAGCACAGCCCGGATGTTGAGGTATCGGATTTCCGCCATATCGTGGAAAGCGCGATGGTACTGGCGGCTTCCGAGTACGCACTGAATACGGATTTTGAAAAGCTGATCAATCCGACCGGCAGATTTGTCATAGGCGGCAGTTTTGCCGACTGCGGCGTGACGGGCAGGAAGCTGGCGTGCGATACCTACGGCGGCATCGGCAGGATCGGCGGAGGCGCCCTTTCCGGGAAGGACCCCACCAAGGTCGACCGCTCCGGCGCATATATGGCGAGGAAGATCGCAAGGGACATCGTGCTTTCCGGGTATGCCGATAAATGCGAGATACAGATCGCCTATGCCATAGGAATGACAGACCCCGTATCCGTGAACATCGACTGCTTTGGTACGGAGAGCCAGAATCCCCGCATGATTGAGCAGTTCGTAAAGGACAGTTACGACCTGACCCCGAGGGCGATGTGTGAGAGCCTTTCCCTGCGGGCGGTGGATTACAACCAGGTCAGCAGCTACGGACACTTCGGGAAGCCGGGCCTTCCCTGGGAGCGGTAATGCCTGTGAAACCACGGGTGCCATGTAAGCACCCAGGATGCGCCGCCCTTGTTCCGAGCGGGACAAAGTACTGCGACCTTCACAGGCCGATGCACCCGGAGGAGGTGCGGTCAGCGCACAGCCGCGGTTACGGTGCGGCGTGGCAGAAGGCAAGCCGGGCCTTCCTTAAGGCACACCCGCTGTGCGAGGAATGCATGAAGAACGGACGGTACGTGAAGGCAGCGGTTGTCGACCACATCGTTCCGCACCGCGGTGATGAAAAACTTTTCTGGGACAGAAGCAACTGGCGTCCGCTGTGCAAACGGTGCCATGACAGGAAGACCCGCCTGCAGGACGAGACGCCGACCTACCACTACTGACCGGGGGCCGGGGTGCAATCTCTATAGGGCAGGCCCCCACAGACCGCCGCCCCCTCTCGCGTTAAAAACCGCGAAATTCGCAGCCCGGGGGCCTGAGGGAGCCGGGGCGGCAGCGCGAAATGAACCCGGGAAGCGCAGAAACACAAGGAAAACAGCCGTTTTTCCGCAAAAAATCAATGAGCCAAAAGGCAGTGATGGAGTGATTTCCACCGCTGCCTTTTTTGATGGAGTTTCGTGCCAGCGCAAAAGCGGCACAGACGTTTCGTGCCAGGGAGGAAGCTATGGAATTTGAAGATCCGGATATGAGCGAGTTTATAGCTGGGTGCGCGAAACAGTTCTGCCCCTGGTGCGGTTCTCCTGTCGTGATGAACCGTGTCGGCAGACGGAAGAAGTTCTGCTCAGACAAGTGCCGGTGGGCATTCTGGAAGTTCGAGACCCGGCACAAGGACGTGAAATTAGAAATGGAGGCAAGGCTGAATGAAAACCGCACAGCTGAAGGTGCTGCCGGTCACCGTACTGAAACCGGCTGAGTATAACCCGCGCAAAAAGCTGAAGCCGGGTGACAGGGAATACGAAAAGATCAAAAACAGCATCGAGGAGTTCGGCTTTGCCGATCCGCTGGTGGTGAACGCTGACATGACGATCATCGGCGGGCATCAGCGCCTGACGGTGGCGATGGACCTCGGCTTTACCGAGGTTCCCTGCGCTGTGGTCGATGTGGACAAGACCCGGGAGAAGGCGCTCAACATCGCACTGAACAAGATCACGGGCGCGTGGGATGAGAACCTCCTGGCTGACCTTCTGAAAGATATCCAGGACTCCGACTTCGACCTTGGCAAGACAGGCTTTGACCCGCCTGAAATCGAGACGCTCTTTAACAAAGTCCACTCCAAGGATGTGCAGGAAGATGACTTTGACGTGGAGGCGGAGCTGCAGAATCCCGTGTTCTCCAAGCCGGGAGACCTTTGGTGTCTCGGAAAGCACCGGGTCATCTGCGGAGACTCCACAGACGAGGAAGTATACACACGCCTGATGGACGGGCAGAGGGCAAATCTCGTGCTGACAGATCCCCCGTACAACGTGGACGTGGAAGAAACCGCCGGGAAGATCATGAACGACAACATGGCGGATGAGGATTTTTACAACTTCCTCCTGTCCGCATACCGCTGCATGCATGCCAACCTGGCTGACGATGGCAGCATCTATGTGTGGCACGCCGACACCGAGGGGCTGAATTTCCGGAAGGCATTTAAGGACGCGGGATTCTATCTTTCCGGGTGCTGCATCTGGAAAAAGAACGCGCTCGTTCTTGGAAGGTCGCCGTACCAGTGGATTCATGAACCCTGCCTGTTCGGCTGGAAGCAGGCCGGAAAGCACCAGTGGTATTCCGACCGCAAGCAGGTGACGGTCTGGGAGTATGACAAGCCGCGCTACTCCAAGGATCATCCGACGATGAAGCCGGTGGCGCTCATGAGCTACCCGATCCGGAACAGCAGCATGACGAACGGCATCGTGCTCGACCCGTTCCTCGGCAGCGGTTCCACCCTGATCGCCTGCTGTGAGACAGACCGTGTGTGCCGGGGCATTGAACTGGACCCGAAATTCGTGGACGTGATCGTGAAGCGGTTCCGGTCCTGGTGCGGTGAGCATGGGGTCTCCGAAGATGTGTATGTGCTCCGTGACGGGCAGAAACTCACATTCGATGAAGTATGTGCGGGATTGGAGGACACTGAAAATGAATAAGGAAACGCTGACCCTCGGTTCCCTGTTTTCGGGTTCCGGGGGTTTTGAATTGGCGGGCATCCTTTCCGGGATACAGCCCGTGTGGAATTCGGAAATTGAGCCGTTTGCGGTCCGGGTGACGACAAAGCGCCTGCCGGAGGTACAGCACTTCGGGGATGTATCAAAGCTGTCCGGGGCGGAACTGCCGCCGGTGGACATCATCACCTTCGGAAGCCCCTGCCAGGATATGTCGGTGGCGGGACGCAGGGCCGGACTTGACGGCGAGCGGAGCGGACTGTTTCATCAGGCAATCCGCATCATTAAGGAAATGAGGGAGAAAACCAATGGAGAGAAACCGAGATACTGTGTCTGGGAGAACGTCCCGGGCGCTTTCAGCAGCAACGGCGGAGCGGACTTCAAATCAGTCCTCGAAGCGGTCATCGGCGTCAAAGAACCGTCCGCCGAGGTGCCTGCGCCTGGTAAAAACGGATGGCCCTACGCAGACGTATACCTGGGAGACGGATGGAGCGTGGCTTACCGGCTTCTCGACGCTCAGTTCTGGGGCGTTCCCCAGCGCCGCGCAAGAATCTTTCTTGTCGCAGATTTTGGAGGAGAACGTGCCGGAGACATACTATTTAAGTCCGAAGGCCTGTCAGGGTATTCTGCGGAGGGCTTCGAAGCGTGGAAAACAGCTGCCCGAAATTCTGAAGGCGGCACTGGAACGACAGGCGGCATCTGCCTGAACGACCAGGGCGGCGAGCGGATGGATGTGTCTGAGGACGTGTCCGGGACGCTCCGTGCGCAGGATCACGGGCATCCTCCCGTGGTGATGGCGGCGGGTTTTTGCACCGAACATTCGGCAAAATCCCGCTCCATAGGATATGAGGATGAGACATCTCCCACCCTCCGTGCGGGTGTGGTTCCCGCTGCGATTGCCCTTGAGCACCATCCGGCGGACTGCCGTATCAGGATCGATGAGGGTGATGCCATCAAGACGCTGACGAGCCGGATGGGAACAGGCGGGAACAATGTGCCTCTCATCATGACTCCGGACGGTCCACTCGTCCCGTACACACTGAAGATCCGCTGCGGAAAGGAAGGCGGCGGAAAAGGCGCCCTTGTGCAGGAGGACAAATCTGCCACCCTTGCTACCAGCAACGATCAGGCTCTGTTCGCGCCTTCCGCTTTCGGCATCAGTTCTGACCAGAGCCACGCCATGCTCTCCGGCAATCCCCATGCCGGGATCTACGAGGCGAAGACTTCCCGGACACTCGACTTGAACGGCGGGCATCCCGGGTGCAACCAGGGCGGTATCGCGGTAGTGGAGAAGGCTTATCCCCTGGAGGGAAACGGGCAGCGGCCGAGCCATCAGGGAGACGGATGGAATGAATCAGACGCGATGTACACCCTCAATGCTACAGAGCATCACGGGGTGGCGGCTCCCGTTTACCACGGCACAAAAAATTCCCATCTCACGCATTTCACTGACGAACCCGCGCTTGACACCCTGGTGGCTACCGAATATAAGGAACCGCCCGTGGTGAGCGCCGATCCCTATTACATTGTACGCAGGCTGACGCCAACCGAATGCGCGAGACTCCAGGGCTTCCCGGACTGGTGGTGCAGCGGGCTTGAAACCGCGGAGCCTTCCGAGGAGGACATTGCTTTCTGGACGGATGTATTTGAGACGCACAGGCAGGTGGTCACCCACGCGAAGAAGCCGAAGACAAGGAACCAGATCGTGAAATGGCTGAAAGCCCCGCACCTGGATTCTTCCGAATACAAGCTGTGGGGCAACGGAGTGGCACTCCCTTGCGTATGGTTCGTGCTTTCGGGCATCGTGTATTATGACCAGTTCCGGGGATGAAACCTTGTCGGTATTTCCTTCGGATATTAAGCAGAAATGAGTTGCTTTATCTCCCGCGGCGAGTGATTAATACACTACGCCGCGGGACGGCAGAAAAGAAAAACGGAGGTACATACCATGAGGATCAGTTACAACGTAACAGGAAACGACCGGAAGGCCCTGGTGCAGGTCATTTCCCAGGCAACAGGCGAAAGGGCGGTCTACAAGTTCATGCCGACCTGCGCTTACGAGATCGGATTTTTCACGGTCACAAAGGACGGCACCCTTGAGTTTGATGACTGCGCTGACAGCGAGGTGGCCGGGAAGGTTCTGGAGGCTCTTACTGCCGCCGGATACGAAGGCATCGGGGAAACAGCCGCCGCGGAGCCGGAGGAAGCCGACAAGGCCGCGACAGGGGCCGGCACGGCGGAAGAACCCGAAGGGGTCAGCCTGACGGTGAAGCTGCCGATGGGCAGGCACACGGGGAACACCCTGCGGAACCTCGTAAACCTGGTCTACACGCGGGCAAGCCTTGTGAACAAGGCGCTCGGCACGGATTTCCGGGTGAATGAGGGACTTGCGGAAGCCCTGCAGGCAGCAGCCCTTTTTAAGGCAGAGGACTTCCTCAGAACAGTCGGAACCTACGAGGAGGAGCATGGCAAAGCCATCAGCGGGCTGACCTTCACGCCGGAGGACATCACCTTCGCCTCCCTTCCGGAGACAGCGGAGCCGGAAGTTATGAGGGCCTTCACGGAACTTTGCGCCATGATGAACAAACAGGCGCTCGCCCAGAAGCGCATCCAGGCAAAGGCGGTGAACGAGGAGAACGAGAAGTACGCCCTCCGGATCTGGCTTACCCGTCTCGGCATGAACGGCCCTGACCATAAGGAAACACGGAAGGTGCTGATGCGGAACCTTTCCGGACATTGCGCCTTCCGCACGGATGCCGAGAAGGAACGCTGGACGCGCCGTCAGGCAGAGAAAAGGGAGGCTGCGAGGCAGGCTTCATTATCTGAGGAGCAGGCATAAAATACACAGTTTTCAGGCCGGATCTTTGTCAGAATTATGCCTGGAAACAGGGCAGAATTGACTTGCTATATAGTCCTTTCAGAGTGATTAATAACATACCGCAAGGGAAGAAAACACACTTTGAAAGGAGCCAAAACCATGACAAACGCAACGGCAAAGCAGATCGAGAACATGAAGACGCAGACCTACGGAGTTGAGGTCGAGATGAACAGCATCACCCGCGAGAACGCGGCGAAGACGGCAGCCGCCTACTTCGGAACCGGAAGGTACGAGTACACAGCACGCCGCAACGGATACGAAACCTGGAGCGCATGGGACGAGGCCGGAAGGGAATGGAAATTCCAGAAGGACGTCAGCATCGCGGGGCCGGACAGCGAAAAGTGCGAACTGGTAACGCCGGTCCTCCGGTACGCCGACATGGAATTCCTGCAGGGCCTCATCCGGGAACTGCGCCATGCGGGAGCAAAGAGCAGCCCGAGCAGAGGATGCGGGGTGCACATCCACATCGGAAGCGACGGCCACACGCCGCATACCATCCGCAACCTGGTCAACCTGATGGCAAGCCATGAAGACCAGCTGACAAAGGCCATCGAGATCGGGGCTTACCGCCAGAGCCGGTACTGCCAGACGGTCGACCCGGATTTCCTGAAAAGAATCAACAGCCGGAAGCCGAAGACAAACGAAGCCCTCGCAAGGTGCTGGTACAACGGCCCCACGGAAACCGCCCACTACAGCCACACACGGTACCGGATGCTGAACCTGCACAGCTACTTCAACCGCTACCACACCATAGAGTTCCGGTGCTTCAACTTCGATGAAAAGACCGAAGAACGGCAGGGCGGCCTACACGCCGGACAGCTGAAGTCGATGATCCAGCTTTGCATGGCGATGAGCCAGATGGCAAAGCAGCTCCGGACGGCGAGCCCGAGAAAACAGCAGACCGAAAACGAAGCCTACGCCTTCCGGTGCTGGATGCTCCGCCTCGGATTCATCGGGGACGAATTCAAAACAGCAAGGGACTACTTCATGAGGAACTTCGAAGGCAACAGCGCCTGGAGGCACGCCGCCTGAAGGGAACACGGCACAGGACCGCACAGCTGAGGAAGGAGACAGCCTCCTCCTACCGAGAACCGCCACGGAGCGGTCTTTCGGTGGTAGAAGGGTATCCCCTTCGAATAAACGAAAGGATGGTACAGAGAATGAAGTACTACTTAGCCTACGGAAGCAACCTGTCGGTGGCGCAGATGCTCCACAGATGCCCGTCAGCGGTCTACGTCGGATACTCCGACATTCCCGGTTACCGGCTTCTCTTTAAGGGAAGCCAGACAGGAAGCTACCTGACCATCGAACCGATGAAGAAACGGACGGTTCCGGTTCTGGTCTGGAAAGTGGACGATGAAGACGAAGCGGCACTCGACCTTTACGAAGGGTATCCCCGCTTCTACCGGAAGGAAACGATGAAGGTGATGCTGCGGAGCCTTGCGAACCCCCTGGTGGTGGATGAGGTGGAAGCATTCGTCTACATCATGGACGAGAGCCGGCCGCTCGGCAGGCCAAGCGAGAATTACTACATGGTCTGCCTGGAAGGGTATCTTCGGTTCGGCTTCAATACGAAGATCCTCGAACGGGCCTACCGGGAAAGCACCGGGAAGAAACACACGGGAGGTGACGGCAGATGATGTTTCCAAAGAGAGAAACGGTGGAGATGATCCGCAGAATGTACCCGAAAGGGACAAGGGTGGAACTGGTGGCTATGGATGACCCGCAGGCCCCGCCCATCGGAACAAGGGGAACGGTGATTGGTGTTGATGACACGGGAAGCCTTCTCATGCGCTGGGACAACGGCTCCGGGCTGAACGTGGTCTGGCAGCAGGATGCGGTGCGGAAGGTTGGTGATACGGATGACTGAGCGGATAAAGGAGCAGATCCTCGCGATCAGGGAAACCGGGGAAACGAACATGTTTGACATCCCGGTGGTGCAGCGGATGGCGTTCGACAGGAATTACTATGAACTGGTCGTTTTCATTGAAGAGCATCCGAAGGAATACGTGCGGTTCATTCTCTACGGAGAGGAATAATAAGCACAAAATAATGTGAATATCTTTGTTCAGATTATGAAGCAGAATTGTCTTGGCTCCCGCGGAACATGACGGTAATATGCACATACCGAAAGGGAAAACAAAGCAAAAAACGGAGGGCAAGGACATGACAGAGCTTCAGAACTTCATCGAGAACTACGGATTCGGGATCAGCGTAAAGGAACTGGCGCACAGGGCTTACCGCCACATGGAAAGCAAAGGTTACGAGGTCTGCATTGTCAACGACCGCTACCTCGAGGTCAACGGAACCACCTACCTTTTCAGCAAGAGCCGCAAGCACGGGCGCTGGATTGCGAAGGCATTTTAAGGAGGCAGGAGCATGACAACGGATGAACGCCTGAGAGGAGAATTTGGTTACCACGAGAAGCACGACCTGCCGAGCCGGTTCTGGGAGCCGGAGCCCCCGGAGGACTGGCAGAGGGAACTTACCCCGGAGGAGGAAGCCGAATTGGATGACCTTCCGTTCGAGTAAGATCTGCACAACATAATGTGAATATCTTTGTTCAGATTATGAAGCAGATATGAGTTGCTATACTCCGCACATGACGGTAATATGCACATACCGAAAGGGAAAACAAAGCAAAACGGAGGACAAAGACATGACGATCAACGAAGGAATGAAAACCTACAGGCTGCCGAACCCCACCACCCCGGAAGACCTCGAATGCAGATGGAGCAAGGTCCTGAACTTTGGAGACAGGGTTCTCCTCGCGGGATACTACTACAACGGCAAGAACAAGCCCTGCTACTTCGGAGCGGTTTACGAACACCTCGATGATGACCTTTCCTGCGAAGGAACCATCGGGCTGAGAGCGGTCAGCGGGGTCGAGTTTGAGGATGATGGCCATGCGATGGCCTGGGCGATGCAGCAGTAAGAAACACACCGATCAGAATATCGGCGGGAACGGCCCGGAAGGGGCTGTTTCTCGTACACACGAAAAGACCGAAGGGTCTTATTTTTTTACCCAGAAGGAGGAAGCTATGGCTAAGAAGTTCCTGATAGACAGGACACAGCTTCCGTATGATGCTTTTGTCCCCGACCCGTCATGGCTGGGGCCGATTGACGAGGAAGGAGGTGAGCCTGATGGCGACGAGAGGAAGGAAGCCCACGCCGACAGCAATCAAGGAGCTGGAGGGCAATCCGGGCAAGAGAAAACTGAACGACAGGGAGCCGAAACCTGAGAAGAAGGCGCCTTCCTGCCCGAAATGGCTGGAGCCGGAGGCGAAGAAGGAATGGCGCAGGCTTGCGAAAAAGATGGAACTGATGGGGGTGCTGACGGAAGTTGACATGGCAGCTTTCGCAGGATACTGCCAGGCGTATGCCAGGTGGAAGGAAGCCGAGGAATTCATCACACAGCACGGCACCATCGTGAAGACGCCGAGCGGATACTGGCAGCAGGTGCCGCAGGTGTCCATCGCGCAGACCTATCTGAAAGTCATGAACCGCTTTGCGGAGCAGTTCGGCCTGACCCCGGCATCCCGCTCCCGCATCATTGCCGATGTCTCCGGCGCGGACAGCGGCGATGAACTGGAGGCGCTTCTGGGAGGTGACAGCTGATGGCAAGGGAACCAAGGCCGGCAGGCTACCCGAAACTGAAGGACTACAAGCCTACTCCCTTCATGCTGCCCACATCCCGGTATGATAAGAAGAAGGCCGACCGGGCCGTAAAGTTTATTGAAAACCTGTCACACACCAAAGGCAAATGGGACGGCAAGCCGTTCTGGCTGCTTCCCTGGCAGGAGCAGATCATCCGGGACATCTTCGGCATCGTGGACGCAGGCGGTCACAGGCAGTTCCGTACAGCCTATATCGAGATCGGAAAAAAGAACGGGAAGTCCGAGCTGGCGGCGGCAGTGGCGCTGTATCTTCTCTACGCTGACAACGAGCCGTCCGCGGAAGTGTACGGCGCGGCTGCGGACCGGCAGCAGGCGTCCATCGTTTTTGATGTGGCAAAACGTATGGTCGACCAGGCTCCCGCCCTGCGGAAGAGGTCAAAGATCGCGGCGGCAACCAAGCGGATCGTGAACTACACGAACGCCGGGTTTTACCAGGTGCTTTCGGCGGAGGTCGGGACGAAGCACGGGCTGAATGTGTCCGGGCTTGTCCTGGACGAAGTTCATGCCCAGCCGAACCGGAAGCTGTATGACGTGCTTACAAAAGGCAGCGGCGACGCCCGGGAGCAGCCGCTGTATTTCCTGATCACGACCGCAGGGACGGATAAGGAAAGCATCTGCTATGAACTGCACACGAAGGCCCTGGACATCATGGCGGGAAGAAAGGTCGACCATACCTTCTACCCCGTGGTCTACGGGCTGACGGATGACGATGACTGGACGGACGAGGCGAACTGGTATAAGGCGAACCCCTCCCTGGGGCAGACCATACAGATCGACCGTGTGCGTGACGCCTTCCGGGAAGCGCAGGAAAACCCCGCCGAGGAGAATGTGTTCAAGCAGCTCCGCCTAAACATGTGGGTGTCCTCCCTGACCCGGTTCATCCCGGAGCAGATATATGATCTCGGGAACATACCCATCGACATGGAATCCTTAAAGGGCCGTGACTGTTACGGAGGACTGGACCTTTCCAGCACCGGAGACATCACGGCTTTTGTGCTGATGTTCCCGCCAAGGAACGAGACAGAGAAATACATCATGCTGCCGTTTTTCTGGATCCCGGAGGATACGATACCCCTCCGTGTCCGCAGGGCATCGGTGCCGTATGACGTATGGCATCAGCAGGGCTACATCAACGCGACTGAGGGGAACGTGATCCACTATGATTTCATTGAGAAGTTCATCGAAAAACTCGGTGAGCAGTATCACATCCTGGAGATTGCCTTTGACCGATGGGGAGCCGTGCAGATGGTGCAGAACCTTGAGGGCATGGGCTTTACGGTCGTCCCGTTCGGCCAGGGCTTCAAGGACATGAGCCCGCCCACGAAGGAGTTCTATAAACTTCTGATGGAGGGAAAGATCATCCACGGCGGCAATCCGGTCATGCGGTGGATGAGCGGCAACGTGGTGGTCGACCGGGACGCCGCGGAGAACATCAAGCCGACCAAGGCGAAATCCCCGGAAAAGATAGACGGCATTGTTGCGGCGATCATGGCGCTTGACCGCTGCATCCGGCATGAGGAGCACGGCAGCGTCTATGATGAGCGCGGCCTGATGGTGTTCTGACCAGAAGTGTCCAGAATCGCGAGAGATTGGACTTGCGGATTCTGTTATCCTTATATCGTGGAAAATTGTGAGGGCCGCCCGGGATGCCGGGAGGTCCTTTTTGACGTTACGGGAGGAAATGGCCTATGGGATTTTTTGAATGGCTGGGCATCAGCCCGAGGGATGCCCCTGATCTGCCGCGGGTGGAGGACAGCGTCCGGGACTCCGGGCAGACGTTTGTCTTCGGACGGGCGGACTCCGGCGAGCGTGTGGATGAAAAGAGCGCGATGCAGATCGCTACGGTCTATGCCTGCGTGAGGCTCCTGGCGGAAACGGTGGCGGGGCTTCCCCTTCATCTGTACCGCTTTACGGATGACTCGGAGAAGGGCAAGGAGCGCGCAAAGGACCATCCGCTGTACAAGCTGCTTTACCGGCAGCCAAACCCGGAGATGACGTCGTTCTCCTTCCGGGAAGTGATGATGACGCATCTTCTGCTGTGGGGCAACTGCTACGCGCAGATCGTCCGGGACGGAAAGAACGGCATCCTGGGGCTGTACCCGCTGCTCCCGGAGAACGTTGAAGTCGACCGTGATGAGAAGGGGCAGATCTATTACATCTACCACGCCTATACGGATGAAAAACCGGGCGAGACAAATAAGGATATTTTCTTCCGGAGGGATGAGATATTTCACGTTCCGGGACTTGGATTCAACGGGCTTGTGGGTTTTTCCCCCATCGCCATGATGAAAAATGCCCTCGGCACAACGCTTGCCGTGGAGAAATACGGCAGCAGCTTCTTCCGGAACGGCGCACAGCCGTCAGGCGTCCTGGAACATCCGGGGGTGCTGAAGAATCCGGAGAAGATCCGGGAGAACTGGTCGGATGTGTATGGCGGGGCCAACAACGCCCACAAGGTGGCTGTCCTGGAGGAAGGGATGCAGTACAAAGCCATCTCCCTGCCTCCGGAGGACTCACAGTTCCTGTCAACCAGACAGTTCGGAGTGAACGAGATATGCCGGATCTTCCGTGTTCCCCCGCACATGGTGCAGGACCTTGAGCATGCCACGTTCAGCAACATCGAGCACCAGAGCATCGACTTCGTGGTACATACACTGACGCCCTGGCTTGTGCGGTTCGAGCAGGCAATCGTTAAGGACCTGCTGATGGAGGAAGAACAGGATACTTATTTTCCGAAGTTCAACGTGGACGGGCTGCTCCGCGGCGACTACCAGTCCCGCATGCAGGGGTACGCCACGGGAATCAGCAATGGATTCCTGTCCCCCAATGATATACACCGTCTGGAAAATATGGACCTGATCCCTGCGGAAAAAGGCGGCGATGACTACTACCTGAACGGGGGCTACGTGAAACTGGCCGATGCCGGGAAGCAGCAGGCCGCCGCGGCAAAACCAGAGCCGGAACCGGACACACAGGAGAACCCGGAGGAAAAGCCGGAGAACAGAAAGAGAGGTAAACGACAGTGAAGAAATTCTGGAACTGGATTCGGGACGATACGGGAGGCAGGGTCCTGCGCCTGGAAGGCCCCATTGATTCGGAGTCCTTCTGGGGCGATGAGATCACGCCCGCGATGTTCCGCCAGGAACTTGAAGCGGAGGAAGGCGACCTGACCGTCTGGATCAACTCCCCGGGCGGGAACGTGTTCGCCGCCGCTGAGATATACACGATGCTGAAGGATTACAAGGGAGTCGTCACGGTGAAGATCGCGTCCATCGCGGCGTCGGCAGCGTCCGTGGTGGCTATGGCGGGAAGCCGGGTGCTGATGTCCCCGACGGCCCTCCTGATGATCCATGACCCCTCCACCATCGCGATGGGCAACACCAAGGCGATGGAACAGGCCATTACCACGCTGAATGAGGTGAAGGAGTCCATCATCAACGCCTATGCCGCCAAAACAGGACTCCGGCATAACAAGATCGCCGAACTTATGAGCAACGAAACCTGGATGAACGCGAAGAAGGCCGTGGAGCTGGGCTTTGCGGACGAAGTCCTCTATGAGGACAAGGGAAAGGAACCGGAGCCGGAGGAAGGCGGAGACGCAGAGCAGAAAACTGCCGAACCGGTCCTTGAGGCACTCCTCTACCAGGGCAGGGTGACGGACATGGCAGTGCTGAATTCCCTCGGCGTGAAGGATACGGCGCCGGAGGAGAAGGAGCCTGACGTGCCGCGCATCGGCATGGACGGAAGGACGGAAACAGGGGCCATGCCCTACGAGATCTTAAAGAGACAGCTGGACTTCCTCAGATGAGGGTCCGGCTTTTTCTATGTTCAATTATGAAAGGATGGTAAATACCATGAGCAAGATTATCGAACTGAGGAATAAGAGAAACACCCTGTGGGAGCAGACGAAGGCATTCCTTGAGCAGCACAGGGACGAGAACGGCCTCGTGAAGGCGGAGGCTGTCGAGCAGTACAACAAGATGGCGGCTGACGTGAAAGCCCTGGGTGATGAGATCACCCGCCTGGAGGAACAGGCCGAGATGGACGCAAAGCTGTCCCAGCCGACCTCCACCCCGGTACATTCCGACCCGAAGGACGGCAAGAAGAAAAACGTCCGCGCGACTGCGACCGCTGAGTATTCCGAGGCATTCTGGAACATGCTGCGCGGCCGCATTTCCAATGAGGCACTGGAGGGCCTTTCCATCGGCGAGGATGAGAAGGGCGGCTATACCGTGCCGGATGAATTTGAGCGCAAGCTGGTCGAAGCCCTGGAGGAGAACAACATTTTCCGCGGCCTTGCCACTGTGATCCGTACTTCTTCCGGTACCCGCAAGATCCCGATCGCCGAGGACTCCGGCGAGGCGTCCTGGATCGATGAGGGCGAGGAGATCCCGGAAGCTGACGCGACCTTCGGCCAGACCACGCTTGCAGCCTACAAGATGGGAACCATGATCAAGATCAGCAACGAGCTGCTCCATGATTCCGCTTTCGACCTGGCATCCTATATCGCGCGCCGTTTTGGCGTCCGCATGGGCAATGCCGAGGAGAAGGCGTTCATCCAGGGTGACGGGCAGGGCAAGCCCCTCGGCCTCCTGGCTGAAACCGGCGGCGTTCCGGTCGGCGTGACTGCCGCATCTGAAACCGCTGTGAAGTTTGACGAGATCTTTGACCTCTACTACTCGCTGAAGTCCCCGTACCGCAAGAAGGCGAAGTTCCTCTGCAACGAGGCGCTTCTGCTTCAGCTGATGAAGATCAAGGACAAGAACGACAACTATATCTGGAAGCCCTCCCTTGAGGTCGGCAAGCCGGATACCGTGCTGTCCCGTCCGATCATTACCAGTTCCTATATGCCCTCCATCACGGCGGGACAGAAGGCCCTGCTGTTCGGCGACTTCTCCTACTACTGGATCGCTGACCGCCAGAACCGCACCTTTAAGCGTCTGAATGAACTGTACGCCCGCACTGACCAGGTTGGCTTCATCAGCACACAGCGTGTTGACGGCAAGCTGATCCTGCCGGAGGCTATCCAAGCGCTGAAGATGAAGGGAACCGCTCCGGCGGCAAATGCGGAAGGCTGATAACGGGAGGTGATCGATCATGGCACTCGTTTCGCTTGATGAAGCCAAAGGGTACCTCCGGGTGGATACGGCGGATGAGGATGCCATGATCGGTATCCTTTTATCTGCTGCCGAAAGGCTCTGCGCTGATGTGGCGAGGTTGACAAATGAACAGTGGGAGGCGGTCAACTCCGATACGGAGGACGCCTCCCTTACTCCTATTCGGGAAACTATGAAGGTGGCGATCCTCTATGCCCTTGGGTATCTCTTTGAGCACCGGGAGGAAGCGGATCATCACGAGCTGACGCTGACACTCCGATCGATCCTTTTTGCCATTCGGGAAGGGGTGGTGTGATGAATATTGCAGGACTTCGGACCCGGATCACCATTCAGAAGTATGAGACCGTGACGGATAAGTATGGAAACCATAAATCTGTATGGACCGATTATTTCAAGTGCTGGGCTACGGCTGTGACCAGCGGCCTTTCCACGAAAGAGGAAGAAGCTGCTGGTCATACGGTGGAGGCTGACCGGCTGGATATCACGGTCCGGTATTCCTCGGAAACGGTAGCAGTGAATTCCAAGCAGTACCGGATTCTTCTGGGCGATCGGATTTATAACATCCTGTCCATCGATGAGATGGGCTTTAAGCACAACAGCCGGAAGCTCCACACCGAGCTTTCCGAGAGGTGAGGCAATGGGAAGAAAGGTATCCATTGATCAGTTGGCGGAGGCTGTGAATGAGCAGCTGGAGGAATACAACAAGCTCTCAGCCGAGGTGGTCAAAACAGCGGTCACGAAGGCCGGGAATGCGGTGAAAAAGGACATCGGGGCAAATGCTCCGGTGAAAACCGGACGCTACGCAAAAAGCTGGCGCACCAAGAAAACCAAGGAGAGCTCCACAGAGCTGGAGGTGACGGTCTATTCGCCATCCCGGTATATGCTGGCACACCTCCTTGAGCACGGCCATGCCAAGCGGAACGGCGGCAGGGTCCGGGCCATCCCCCATATCGCTCCGGCCCAGGAGGCTGCCGAGAAGCAGCTGTTGGCAGATATCGAAAGGGGCCTGAAAAATGGATGAGAGAAATGAACTGCAGGATCTGATGGACCTGCTTACGGAGATCGGGCTTCCTTTCGCCTATGACCATTTCGCGGAAGGCGAGTCACCGGACCCTCCTTTTATTACCTACCTCATACCGGGGAGTGACAACTTCTCCGCTGATGGGAGGGTTTATCTGAAAGTGGAAGTCGTGCACATCGAGCTTTACACCGATGAGAAGAATCCGGAAACGGAGCGTCTCGTCGAGGACGTACTCGATGCCCACGACATTTTTTATGAAAAAACGGAAGTTTGGATCGAGAGCGAACGGCTCTATGAAGTCCTGTATTCATTTGAAAGGAAGGTAACAGAGTATGCCTACGAAGAAGAATAAGGTTAAGTACAACCTCAAAAACGTACATGCGGCCATCCTGACCAAAGGGGATGACGGCACCTTTACCTATGCCACTCCGGTGGCGATCCCGGGTGCGGTTTCGCTGTCTCTGGATGCCGAGGGTGACTCCTCCCCGTTCTATGCGGACGGTGTGGTGTATTTCAGAAGTACCGCCAACAACGGCTATTCCGGCGATCTGGAGATTGCCCTGATCCCGGAGTGGTTCCGCACGGATGTCCTGCAGGAGGAGAAGGACTCTAACGGCGTCCTGATCGAGCGCTCCGATGTGACGGAGTCCGTCTATTTTGCTCTGTTGTTTGAATTCGACGGTGATGTGAACGCGATCCGCCATGTGCTGTATAACTGCACGGCCTCCCGTCCGTCCATCGAATCCCAGACCAAGGAGTCCAGCATCGAGCCGGGCACCGAGACCCTGGCGCTTACGGCAGATCCGAGAGAGGACGGGCTTGTGAAGTCCCGCACCGGCGATGAGACCAGCACCGCTACCTACAACAACTGGTACAAGAATGTCTATGTTCCGACGCCTGCGCTGACAGGTGGCGGCGGCAGCACCGGAGCCTGATAGGAGGTAGCGTATGCTTCAGAAGACAGTAAACATCTGCGGGAAAGACGTGAACTTCCGGTCCTCGGCCTCTGTGCCGAGGCTCTACCGGGCTAAGTTCGGAAGAGATATCTTCAAAGATCTCTCGAAACTTGAGAAAGCGTACAAGGATAAGGGCAGCGAGGAAGCCTCCACTATGGAGATCGAGGATCTGGAGATCTTCGAGAATGTGGCCTACATCATGGCTTTTCACGCTGATCCCTCTATTCCGAAGACCATCGATGAATGGCTGGAGCAGTTCGATATGTTTTCCATCTATGAAGTGCTGCCGGAGATCCTGGAACTGTGGGGTACCAACCTCATCACGGACGTCGAAGCTAAAAAAAACCTCAAAAAAGTAACCGGGAAATAACTACGGCACTGTTCCTCCTTCGGTGCCTGGAGGTCGGGCTCTCCATTCCGGATCTCGACCTCCTCACCATCGGAATGGTGCTGGATATCTGGACCGAGAAGGGCAACGACAGTGCCGATTACGGCGCGACCGTCCGGATGGCCGATCAGTCCGACTTTGACAAATTCTGAGGTGATGCGTATGGAAATCATCTGTGATGGATGCGGCGCGGTGCTCCCGCAGCCGGAATGGAAAACGCTCCGGACCGGAGATATTGAGCACACCTATTTTGTCTGCGATTCCTGCGGGGCCGCTTTTTCTGTCAGCGTGACGGACGGAAAGCTCCGGAAAAGGATCGAGGATTATACCAAGCTGGCTGCCAGGATCAAAAAGGGACACTGCTCCGAGCAGTTCCACCGAAAGGTCCAGCGGCTGAAGGAAGAGAACGTTATGCGGAGCCGGGAGCTTGCCAAGCTGCATCCCCTGGCTCCTTTGCTTTTGCAGGAATAAGGAAGGAAAGGAGGCGCAGCGCATATGGCAAACCGAATCAAGGGTATCACCGTTGAGATTGATGGCTCGACCACTGGTCTGGATAAAGCCCTGAAGGATGTCAATTCTACTATCAAGAATACCCAGACCCAGCTGAAGGATGTGCAGCGCCTCCTGAAACTTGATCCCTCCAACACAGAGCTGCTTTCCCAGAAGCAGCGGCTTTTGAAGGAAGCCATCGGCGCGACGAAGGACAAGCTGGAATCGATAAAGACAGCGCAGGAGCAGGCAAAGCAGCAGTTGGAAAACGGGACCCTGGGGCAGGATAAATACGATGCCCTGCAGCGGGAGATTGAAGAGACCGAGCAGGCCCTGAAAAATCTGGAATCTCAGGTCTCCACCACCTACGCAGCGCTGGAGAAGATCGACGAGACCGGGAAGAAGCTGGAGCAGGTTGGCGACAAGATGGCTGGTGTCGGAAAGACGATGACCACCCATGTGACCGCTCCGATTGTCGGTCTTGGCGCTGCGGCGATCAAAACCACAGCGGACTTTGACGCGCAGATGTCTAAGGTGCAGGCGATCTCCGGTGCCACCGGCGAGGAGTTTGACGACCTTCGCGCCAAGGCCCGTGAGATGGGTGCCAAGACGAAGTTCTCTGCCTCCGAGGCCGGTGAAGCCTTCGAGTACATGGCGATGGCCGGTTGGAAGACCGGAGATATGCTGGATGGTATCGAGGGCATTATGAATCTGGCTGCGGCTTCCGGCGAGGATCTGGGTACAACCTCGGATATCGTGACGGACGCACTGACTGCCTTCGGTCTTTCCGCAAAGGACTCCGGGCACTTCGCGGATATCCTTGCTGCCGCCAGCACAAACGCCAACACCAACGTTTCCATGCTGGGTGAGTCCTTCAAATACGCGGCTCCGGTAGCAGGTGCCCTTGGTATCTCCGCAGAGGATACCTCTGTTGCCCTGGGCCTTATGGCAAATGCCGGTATCAAGGCATCCCAGGCAGGCACCTCTCTTCGTACCGGTCTTACCAATATGGCAAAGCCTACGAAGCAGATGCAGACCTACATGGACCGCTACAACATCGCTCTCGTTGAAAACGAGGACGGGTCCATCAATCTGCGCGAGACCATGATCTCCCTCCGGGAGAAGATGAGCGGCTTGTCCGAATCGGAGCAGGCAGCGGCAGCCTCTGCCATCTTCGGAAAAAACTCCATGGCAGGCTGGCTTTCCATCATCAATGCCTCCGATGAAGATTTCAATAAGCTGACCGGTGCCATCGATAACTGTGATGGGACAGCCCTGAACATGGCAGAAACCATGCAGGACAACCTGGCCGGACAGCTGACCATTCTGAAATCTCAGTTGGAGGAGCTTGCCATTTCCTTCGGGGATCTGCTCATGCCGATCATCCGGAAGGTGGTCGCAGCGGTGCAGAGCTTCGTGGATAAGCTGAACAACATGAGCGATGCCCAGCGGGAGACCATTATCAAGGTGCTGGCGCTGGTGGCAGCCATCGGCCCGCTGCTCCTAATTCTGGGTAAGACCATCAGCACGGTCGGCGTGGCCATGCAGGGCTTTTCCAAGATGGGTGTCGGCATCATGAATCTGGCCGGAAAGATGAAAGCTGCCGGTGGTATCTCAGGGGTATTGGGAAAAGCCATCGGAGCACTGACCTCACCGATCGGGATCGTCATTGCGATCATCGCAGTGCTGGTTGCGGCTTTTGTGCATCTGTGGCGGACCAATGAAGAGTTCCGGGAGAAGGTCACCGCAATCTGGGAGAAGATCAAATCGGTGTTCTCCGGCTTTGTGGACGGGATCAAAGAGCGCCTTGCTAACCTCGGCATCAGCTTTGAGGACATCACGGCGGCCATCGGTAAGATCTGGGATGGCTTCTGTAACCTGCTGGCACCAGTGTTTATTGCGGTATTCGAGATCATTGAAAACGTACTGGAGACGGTGCTCGGTGTGCTGACCGGCCTGTTCGATGTTTTTGCCGGGATCTTCACCGGCGACTGGGATATGGTCTGGACGGGCGTGAAGGAGATTTTCTCCTCCATCTGGAACGGCATCAAGGGTATTTTTGAAGCCGTGCTGACTGCCATTAAGGGAATTGCGGATACGATCCTCGGCTGGTTTGGCACAGACTGGGAAACTTTCTGGAATGGTATCAAGACCTTCTTCGTAAACCTGTGGAATGGGATTAAAACCTTCTTTACGAACACATGGAATGCGATCAAGACCTTTGTTACCACAGTGCTGACTGGCATCCGGGATTTCTTCGTGAATATCTGGAACGGCATCAAAACCACAGTATCGACGGTGGTGACGGGTATCCAGACGACCATCAGCACGGTGTGGAATGCCATAAAAACATTCTTCACTACGATCCTGACCGGGATCAAAACCACCTTTGATACCGTATGGAATGCGATCAAAACGACGGTATCCACAGTGGTAAATGCCATCAAGACCACGGTGACGACGGTATGGACCGCCATCAAAACGACAGCGGAAACCATCTGGAATGCGATCAAGACATTTTTCACGACGACCCTGACCGCCATCAAGACCACCTTCTCCACGGTCTGGAATGCGGTAAAGACAGCTGTCACGACCGTATGGACCGGGATCAAAACCACAGCCACGACGGTGTGGAATGCGATCAAGACATTTTTCACCACGACACTGAATGCGATTAAGACGACCTTCACCACGATCTGGAATTCGGTGAAGGCGTCGGTCACCACGGTATGGAACGGGATCAAAACGACAGCAACGACCGTATGGAATGGTATCAAGACCTTCTTTACGACGACGCTGACTGCCATCAAGACCACGTTCTCCAATATCTGGAACGGGATCAAAACGACGGTGACGACCATCGGCAGTAATATCAAAACCACGGTCACCACGAACTGGAATAACATCAAGAGCTCGCTCTCGACCACGATGACGAACATCAAAACGGCGGCCTCTACGGCATGGACCAATATGAAGACCAGCATCGGCAGTATTGTCGATGGGATTAAGTCCAAGGTCTCCGGGGTATTCGACGGAATTAAGACCACAGCCTCCACGACCTGGAACAACATCAAGTCGGCCATGACCAGCCCGATTGAAACGGCGAAGACGACCATCGGTAATGCCATCGAGCGGATCAAGGGACTCTTCAATTTCTCTTGGAGCTTCCCGAAACCGAAGATGCCGCACTTTTCCTGGTACTGGCAGGATATTGGCGGCATCCTCTCTATCCCGATGATTTCTGTGGACTGGTATAAGAAGGCCATGGATGCCGGTATGATCCTGAATTCCCCGACGATCTTTGGAGCCATGAACGGAAAGCTCCTCGGAGCTGGAGAAGCCGGATCGGAGACGGTGGTTGGAACACACAGCCTGATGGATATGATCCGGCAGGCTGTCGGCAGCGTGGAGAACGCCATGAACGTCTACTACGGCGGTGTGACGGTGAACGTCTACAGTCAGCCGGGACAGGATATCTCGGACCTTGCCGATGAGATTGAAGAGCGTATCAACATGAACGTCGCAAGAAGAGCGGCGGCATTTAGCTAAGGGAGGGTGAACATGCACATCTTTTTATATAACGGCAGAAGTTCACAGGACTTCGGCCTCATCCTCTCTGGGGAGGATACCTGGAAAAAGTCGATGCCGGATGTGGAGCGGATGCAGATCCCTGGCCGGAACGGGGATCTCATTCTTTCCAATCACCGCTACAGCAACGTGGAGCTGACCTACCACGTGGGCATCAAGCGGAACTTCGACCGGAACTTTACATCCTTCATGAATTTTCTCTTAAAGGAGCCGGGGTATCACCGGCTGGAGGATTCCTATCATCCGGAGCATTACCGGATGGCGGTGCTGGATAAGGAGATCAGCCCGAAACTGGCGTATCAAAATTACAGCGGGTCCTTTGACCTGACCTTTTCCTGCATGCCGCAGCAGTATTTGAAATCCGGAGAGCGCCTGCAGGTGCTCTCCGGTTCTGGCACGGTGTTTAATCCCACGATGTACGATGCCAAGCCGCTGCTGCGTATCTACGGGCAAGGTAGGCTGACAGTCGGTGATGAACAGGTCACAGTGACGGAGAACACTTCATTCATTGATCTCGACTGTGAGCTGGAGGACGCCTTCCGGGATACCGTGAACTTAAATGGCTGCATTGAGCTCTCCAGCGGGGACTTTCCGGTGCTAAAGCCGGGCAGCACCAGCATCACCTTCGGGTCCGGTATCACGAAGGTAGAACTGATCCCAAGGTGGTGGTGCCTATGAAGCCGATTTTGTATCCCGCTGGTGAGACAGAGTTCCGCAACAACGGCCTTGGCAGGCTTTCGGAAGCGATGAAGTGCCTGGTGACAGAGGAGCGCAATGGCCAGTACGAACTGGAAATGCAGTATCCAATCACAGGACGACACTATAAGGAGATTGTGGAAGAGCGGATCATCGCGGCCCGGCATGACGACAGTGATGATATCCAGCCTTTTCGTATTTATAAGATCACCCGGCCTATGAACGGGATCGTGACGATATCCGCTCGTCACATCAGCTACCAGCTATCCAAGGTGGCTGTCATGCCCTTTGCGGCAAATACCTGCGCAGAGGCACTGGCTGGGATGATCTCAAACAGCGTCGGTGACTGCCCATTTACCATCTGGACCGATAAGCTGCTGGAGGCAAGTTTTACTGTGGACGTACCTTCTTCCTTCCGGTCCCTCCTGGGCGGCACCTCCGGGTCGATCCTGGATGTGTACGGTCCAGGCGAGTATGAATGGGATAAGTTCACGGTCAAGTTTCACACCCATCGGGGCTCCAATCAGGATGTGATGATCCGGTACGGGAAAAACCTGACAGATGTGAAGAAGACTACGGATACCAGTAACCTCTGGACCGGCATCCTACCTTACTGGGCAGGGACCGATGAAGCAGAGCAGGCCATTCTGGTTACGCTGCCGGAGAAGGTGATCTACTCGGATATGGCGGAGAGCTTTGTCTACCGGATGGTCATTCCGGTGGATTTATCCTCTGCCTTTCAGGAGCAGCCCACGGTGGAGCAGCTGCGGTCCCGGGCGCAGGCGTATGTAAACGCCAATGCAGCAGACGGTATCCCGGCCTCCATCGACGTGTCCTTTGTGGCCCTCTGGCAGACAGAGGAATATAAGAACTGGGCACCGCTTCAGAAGCTAAAGCTCTGTGATACCGTGACGGTTTATCACAAGGGGCTGGGCATTGAGAATAAAGCCAAGATCGTGTCGGTCACCTACGACGTGATCCTGGAGCGCTATGAGAAGATGACCATTGGTGAGGTGAAGACAAGCCTGGGTGATTCCATCCGGCAGATCTCGGAGGAGATCAAAAAAGATGTGCCCACCAGCGCATCGGTGTCGCAGGCGATCAGTCTGGCTACCAACATCCTCTCTGGGAGCACTGGCGGCAACATCGTGATCAACACGAACACGAAGGGCCAGCCGATTGAAATCCTCTCCATGAACACGGCGGACATCAAGACCGCCACCAAGATTATAAAGATTGATAAAAACGGCATCTCTGTATCCAAGACCGGGTACAGCGGTGCCTTTACTGTATTGCTGGATATCGACGGAAAGCTGGATGCAGCAGCCTTAAAGGGCATCATCGATGCGGCACTGATCAAGTCTGGGACGCTTTCGGATAAACAGAGCAACGTGACCTGGAACATGGCCACCGGCGCTTTTACCGGAAAGAATGTGACGATCACTAACCTGTCGGCCACGTCGGTAAGCGGCACGACCGTTACGGGCGATACCGTCAGCTCCGGGGATGGCTTTACCGGAAGCTATCATGTGGACGGAGCTACGATCAGCGTCCGGGCAGGCATCGTCACAGGAAAAACGGATGATGAGGAACCGGCAGTCACAGGCTATACAGGAAGCTACCATGTGGACGGCGCTACGGTAACCGTCCAGGACGGGATCATCACGGCTGTGACCGCTGACCCGCAGCCGGAACCAGAGCCCGAGCCAGAAACACCGGGTGGTGAGGAAGGAGATAATTCATGATCACAACACAGATAGAACTGGATGTCTCTCCGGGCGGCATCGCACCGGTGATTCATGTCAGTCAGTATGATACCGGGAGCAGAACGCTCCAGTTTAACCTGATCGCGACAGCGGGAGACCTGATCCTCCCCACAGGGACCAAGGCCGAGATCCGGGGCACCAAGCCGGATGGAAATGGCTTCTCCTATGATGCGCTGATCAACGGAAAGACAGTAACGGCGGATGTGACGGAGCAGATGACCGCAGCAGCCGGAAAGGCGGTGTGCGAGATCGTCCTTTATACGGGTATGCCTGCCAGAGAGGACGCAGAAGCCTCTTCTGACTTTACGCAGCTTTGCACCGCCAATTTCATCCTGTTTGTGGAGCGGGCAGCGCTCGATAAGGATACCGTCCGGTCTGGCTCTGAGATTAAGCAGCTCATCAATGTGATTGACCGGACGGATGAGCTCCTGGCCGCAGCCGAGACGATGGATGATGCAAAAGAGTCCATCCGGCAGATGACGGAGAACACCAGAAGTGAAATGAACCAGCTCGCCCAGAGCATTGAGCAGAACGCGCAGGATCTGGCTGACCAGTCGGCAGCCTCCGCAAGGGCGGCAGCGCAGTCGGCGCAGGCGGCAAACCGGACACTGGAAACGGTCGAGGCGAAGGGACAACAGATCTCCCAGATCGCGCTCAACTCCGATACGCTGGCAAGGACCGCTCTGGAGAAGGCCACGAATGCGGAAAACGAGTCTGCCGAGACAGCCAATGCAGTCGATAACATTAACCGGTCCCTGTCGCGTCTGAATCTGCTGACTCAGGGCAAGGTGGACGATGCCTATGTCGAGGATGGTTTCCTGTATATGACCTCAGACGGTGATGTGGTTGTCGGTCCGCTGGGTCCGTTCTCAGGAACCGGTGGAGGCGGTGGCGGCACCTCTGGAAACAATGCCCACATCACCTTGACCAATAAGTCCGGGTTCCTTTCCAGGACGATCGCGCAGGGAGACTCCCTCCCGATCACGATTAATTGGACTTCAGAAGAAGATGATATCCCGACCGGCAACGGCACCATGAAGGTCACGGTCGGCGGAGTCGTGAAGGCCATGATCGATGTGAAGCAGGGTGATGTGACTGTGGATGTGGCTCCGTACCTGTCTGCCGGATCTTCTGTGGTGAAGATCAATGTGGCAGATATCTATGGAAACAACCGGACCCTGAACTTCTCCATCACGGTGGTCGTGCTGACGCTGACCTCCAGCTTTGATGATTCGGCTGCCTATACCGGGCCGATCAGCTTTCCCTATGTTCCGACCGGCAGTATCCAGAAGACCATGCATTTCCTGCTGGATGGGCATGAGATCGGAACAGCGGTGACCTCTGTTTCCGGCAGGCAGCAGTCCTTCACGATCCCGCAGCAGCGGCACGGGGCACACAGCTTTTCCTGTTATTTTGAAGCGGAGATCAACGGAGCGACGGTCCGGTCCAATGAACTTTATTACGAGATCATCTGTCTGGAGACCATGAACCTTGACCCGATCGTGACGTGCTCCTTCCATGAGACCAGCGTGAAGCAGTACACCACGATTCACATCGGCTTCTCTGTTTATAACCCGACCTCCATGAACGCGGAGGTTGTGATCAAGCGAAACGGCACCGTGATTTCCACGCAGACGGTCGGGCGGACCAAGCAGGACTTTGCCTGCCGTATGGATACGGTTGGTGACTTTACCTTTGAGATCAGTTCCGGCGAGGTTGGCAGGAGCTTTACCCTGACCGTCACCGAGTCCGACATCCAGGTCGAAGCGGAGACGGACGCGCTGGCACTGTACCTTTCCAGTTCCGGAAGGAGTAACACAGAGGAGAACCGGTCTGAGTGGCGCTATGAAGATATCGCGGCAGAGCTTTCCGGTTTCAACTTCGCATCCGATGGCTGGCAGAAAGACAGCCAGGGAACGACCGTCCTCCGGGTGGCCGGTGATGCCAGGGTGCAGATCCCGTATCTGCTCTTCGGAGAAGACTTCCGTACTGCCGGAAAGACCATCGAGTTGGAATTTGCTACCCGGACGGTCATGAACTATGACGCGGTGATCCTTTCCTGCCTGTCTGGCGGCAGGGGCCTTTACCTGACAGCCCAGAAGGTGCAGATGAATTCTGAGCAGAGCGCCATCTCAATGCAGTTCAAAGAGAACGAGCATGTGCGGGTCTCCTTCGTGGTTGAGAAGCGGACAGAGAACCGTCTGATTTACTGCTACATCAACGGCATCATGTCCGGGGCGATCCAGTACCCGGTGAATGATGACTTTGCGCAGACGGAGCCGGTGGGCATCTCCATCGGCAGCAACGAGTGCACGATCGATCTTTACTGCATCCGGGTCTACGACAATGACCTGACAAGGTCCCAGGTGCTGGACAACTGGATCGCGGACACGCAGGACGTGGAAGATATGCTGGCCAGATACCAGCGCAATCAGGTCTACGACGCCTACGGGAATATCGTGAAAGAGCAGCTGCCGCATGACCTGCCGTATCTGATCCTCGAGTGTGATGAGCTTCCGCAGTACAAGGGAGATAAGAAAACGGTGTCCGGCTCTTATACCGATCCGCTCCATGCAGAGAAGTGCTTTACCTTCACCGGCGCTCAGTTCGATGTCCAGGGTACTTCCTCTCAGTATTATGAGCGGAAAAATTATAAGGCCAAGTATAAAAACGGCTTCGTGATGGCAAGCGGTGCCACCGCAGAGGATTTCAAATTGCGGGATACTTCCATCCCGGTGGCGACCTTCTGCTACAAAGCGGATGTGGCCTCCTCCGAGGGTGCCAACAACGTGGAGCTGGTCCGGCTTTATGATATGGCCTGCCCGTATAAGACTCCGGCGCAGCTTCAGGATAATCGGGTGCGCCAAGGCATCGACGGGTTCCCGATCGTCGTTTTCTGGCATGACACCATAAAGGATGAAACCATCTTCATGGGCAAGTACAACTGGAACAATGACAAGTCCACCGAGGAGGTATTCGGTTTCCAGGAAGACGATGAGTCCTGGGAAGTGAAGAACAACACCGGCGACCGCGTCGTGTTCAAGTCCGCTGATTACAGCGGGGATGCCTGGCTTAATGACTTTGAGGCTCGTTTCCCGGATACCGACCCGCCTTATACCGATGCTACGCAGCTGCGGGAATTTGCCGAGTGGATCGTGGAGACGGATATGGAGAAGGCCACAGGTGCCCAGCTGGAGGAGCCAGTGACCATCGGGGATGCCACCTATACGCATGACACCTCTGAGTACCGGCTGGCCAAGTTCAAAGCAGAGGCCGGGGACTATATGGAGCTGCAGAGCGCCATGTTCTACTACCTGTTTACGGAGCTCTTCCTCATGGTCGACTCCAGAGCCAAGAATATGTTCCCGTCATTCATGGGAGGTGACGCAACCGTATGA